TAGTCGGAAAACTTAACGAGGTATGGAACAATCCGCAGATGGCCAACAGCTTCATGAGTTCGGTCATCAGCGTAGCCAATGGCAATCCGCAGCTGAGAAGAACTGACCCTATGAGCATCATCGGCGCTTCAATGGTCGCCGCCACAATGCAGCTTCAGGTTATCCCGACGCTCGGTCAGTGTTACATCATTCCTTACGGCAGTAAGGCTCAGTTTCAAGTAGGCTACCTCGGCCTACTTCAGCTCTGTCAGCGCAGCGGTCAGTTCAAAAAGATTCTTGCAGCACCCGTTCACGAGGGAGAGTATGTGTCCGGCGACGAGTTCGACGAAGATTATGTCTTCGATAAAAAACAGAAGACATCTGACAAGGTCATCGGATATATGGCTAAGTTCGAACTTCTGAACGGATTCACAAAGGTCGCCTATTGGGACGTAGAAAGAGTAAAGGCGCACGCCACAAAGTTCTCGCAAGCCTTCCGCTCAGGCTACAACTCGCCTTGGAAGTCCGATTTCGATGCCATGGCAATGAAGACAGTCCTCAAGTCTATTCTAAAATTTGCCCCGAAGTCCATTGAGATGCAGAACGCTGTCACCTTTGACCAATCCGTCGTACAGGTCAACTCTTCAGACATAAAGGATCTTGACATCGACGCATTCGCCCCCGAGTATATTGACAATCTCGAAAGCCAGAAAACAGACGCCATCGCTGCCGCAGCAGCTGAAGCAGCCAAGAATGCCGCCGCCAAGAAGGAGGACAAGAAATGATTAACACCGAGTCCAATCAGCGCGAAATTTCATGGTTCCGCGCACGCTTCGGTTCTGTCACAGGGTCCGAGGTCCACAAGCTCATGACCAATCCTCGCAAGAAAGACGAGCCTTGGTCCGAAACAGCCAAGACGTACATCTATCAGATAGCTGCCGAAAGGCTGTTCAATCCCCAGTTCCTTTCTGACGACGACATCTTCCAGTCTTATCTTGACCAGGTCGCCGTCTCTACGCGGGCTATGGAATGGGGTGTCCTGCAAGAGGAGTCCGCCCGCCAGCTCTACTCCTCTCTTAACGACGATGTGGAGGTCTTCGAGGTCTCCTCATGCGCACACGATATCATCCCGCACTTTGCTGCCTCTCCCGACGGAATAGTCCGCGGAGAGGAGCAGAAGTGCCTCGAAATCAAGTGCCCCTCTCTCGCCGTCCACACACGATATGCCGCAGAGATACACGATGCCGCCTCCTTGAAGGCTGTCAAGCCCGAGTATTACTGGCAAGTGATGGCAGAGATGTCCTGCACAGGCTGCACGTCGGCCGATTTCGTATCTTACTGCGCATGGCTCTCCTCCCCCATCCATATCGTCCGCATAGAACGTAACGATGACGACATCCGCCTCCTCGAAGAGCGCGTCCGTCTCGCCAACGATTACATAGCCAAAACTTTCAATGTCTAACCCCAAGTCTTAATAATGGAAATCTTCGGAAAAATCATCTGCGCACTGCCCATCCGGTCTGGCGTCTCCGCAAAGAGCGGCAAGCCGTGGCAGAGCGCCTCTTACGTCCTCGAAACGCAAGACCAGTACCCCAAGCGGATGGTCTTCGATGTCTTCGGACAGGACAACATCGCAAAGTTCAACATACAGGTCGGAGAGTCGCTTACCGTCTCCTTCGACATCGACGCACACGAATACCAGGGACGCTGGTTCAATGCCGTCCGTGCTTGGAATGTGTTCCACGGCGCACCGCAGCCCGTCGTTACACAGCAGCCGTCCGTTCTCCCTCCCGTAGGCGCACCAGGGTCGGCTCTCGGCATCCCCACACCCCCGCCACCCTCAGCAGCACCCGCTGCACCGGCAGGAGGCTCCGACGGACTGCCCTTTTGATTTGATCAATAACAGCTTCCTCAGAAGCTTTGATGTTTGTATAGTTCACGCTTCCAAGGGGTCTTAGCCGCCCCTTGGTTTTCTCTCACCCCGAAATCTCTTTCTTACCCGTTCCGTATAACTTTCAAAATCCTTTCCCCTATGTCAGACAATAGATTTTCTCTCAACATCGCCCATTACGAGGCGGTCAGCCAGCTCTCCGACCTTCAGCTCGGCATCCTTATGCGTGCCGTCTTTCTTTATGCCAAGGACGCCACTCTCATTAGCGACGACGCCCCTCAGGTGGTACGCGTAGCCTTCGCCTTCATCAAGGAGGACATCGACGCGCAGCGTGCCGCCCGTGAGGCGCGATGTCGAAAGAATCGCGAGAATGCGCAGAAGCGTTGGGCGAAGAAAGGAAAGACCTCCAAGGGAAAAGGAAAGACCGCGAAGAAAGAACAACGCCCCACCTTTAATGCCGAAGGTCTCATCACTTACTGGAATCGTCGCATCCGCGAGACAGGCTCCCGCATGCCGCAGATCCATCGTCTCAATCGCACGCGCATAGCCCTCATCGAGGCTCGTCTTCTCGAGTACGACGGCGACACCCGCAAAATCCGCGACGCCTTCGAGCAGGCGTTCGCCTCACCTTACCTCAACGGAGCTGGCAAGCGTCACTGGGTAGCCGATTTCGATTGGATTCTCCGTCCTGAGAATTTCTCACGTGTCCTCGACGGCAGCTTCAAGGCTTATGCAGCTGCCGTTCAGAAGGAAGAGTCCCCCGCACCAGCTCCCGAACTCACTGACGAGCAGATTCAGCAGCAGGCGGAAGCTCGCAAGAAGCAAGCAGCAGAAAACGAAGCGGCACGCAAGGAAGCACAGCGCAACCGCATCCTCGAAGCGATAGAGGCTTTCGAACAAAACCCAAAGTCCCTACAGGGTCAGATTGCGTTGCAGGCTTATCAGAGCGGACTCACACATCGCCTCGGCATAAGCTGGACACCGAGCGTCACGTCTCTTAATCGTAAGGCAGTATGAATCTCAGTCAGCGCATCGAACTTTGGCTCAGCCAACACCCCGACGCCACACCACGCGAAGCGATATGGGCAGGCGCCCGCATCGAAATCGAACTGTGGTGCAGCGGCAACAAACACACACGTCAACCCTAAATATCACCTACACACATGATAGCAATCACCGAAGCCATCTCCTACATCATCGTAGCAGCCGTGGCGTTTATCATAGGAAGAGATTCCGTCAACAATTCTAAAAACGAACAACAATGAACAATTCTGACATCAACATCGCAGACATCCTCCGTGACTGCCCGGCAGGAACGCCTCTTTATTCGAGAATAGCCGGAAAGCTTGAGCTTCAGCAAGTACTTGAAAAAGGTTGTGATTATCATCCAATCCAAGCAGAAGTGATTTACGAAAACGAAAACCCTAAAAACGATCGTTTTGCTTCTTTTACTGACACCGGTCGTTGAAACGAGTGGCTCCCCAACGGAGAATGCGTCCTCTTCCCTTCCCTCGAAATGCAGGACTGGACCAAGTTCTTCCGACGCGGCGACGTGGTCGTCTGCGTCGGATTAGGCGTCACGGCAGTCTTCGAAGGATGGGATTCTGAGGATTACACTGAATTCCGTACAACAGTCGAGTACGACAATAAGGAGGACATCTGGGGCATTAAGCTCTACGGACTGTTCCACACTCTCGACTTCCGCAAAGCCACCGACAATGAGCGTGCGCAGTTCTTCGCCGCCGCTGAAGCTCACTATGGAGGCCATTTCAACTCCGAAACCCTCGAATTCGACATTCCTAAGCCCAACACCCATCCCAAACCCTCGTCCAAACCTACATTCAAGCCCTACGACCGTGTGCTCGTTCGCGATAACGACAACCAATGTTGGAGTCCTGAATTCTTCGCTTTCCTTAAACTGGGATCAAGTCTTCCTTATCAGTGCTTTGGGTGCTCCTTCAAGCAGTGCATCCCCTACGAAGGTAACGAACATCTTCTCGGCATAACCGACGCCCCCGGCAAATAACAAATACAAAATAATAAGTAATAAATATGATATCCCTCTTCCTCGACCATCACGACTTCTTCTATGCAGTGGAAGGGTTCGCACGTGGCAGTCACCTTCGTCAGCACGTCTGGCGGGACGTCGTATATAAGAGCATCCCCCAGATGTCTGACGACGACCTCGACTACCTCTGGTATTTCATGCGCCGCGACCTCTTCGATTGCTTTTTCTACGAACTCAATGGCAAGCGACATACGCACGTCGGACACGAGGATTTCCTGCACGCCCTCGCTGCACTCCACCGTGGCAACCGCTACAAGGTCCTCTTCGTAAGCGAGGCACACAAAGAATCACACATAGCCCTCTGCTACCGCTTCCAGAAACAATACCGTCCCCTCTTTCTCATAGCGGAAAAAGACACCTCCCTGCAACCCTACGGAGCCTACATCCCGCAAGAGATTATCAAGGAGGTCAATCGTCTCCCCATACCCGTCAATCCATACGTAGAAGCAGAGAAAGAACACTGGTGGACCCACCTCGACATATATGACAATATCGTAAACGTATAACAATGAAACAACAGGAAATCATAGACAACATGCGTGAGCACTGCACCAACTTAGCCCTGTGCGAAAAGTTCAGCAACGTATGCAACGAACTCGCCGAACGCATCAATCACCGCCTCTTCGAGGATTCCCGTGAATTTCACTGGATACTCGACACCCCAGGCGGACTCTGCGATTTCGAAGACACCGACTTTCTCGCCCCAGACGAGATGGTTCTCATCCTTGAGTACAACATATCCTACGACCAATACGCTGAATGGCGGGAAGCCAACCTGACCCACAAGCCCACCATCAACCTCCGCTCATGGCTCATGGGTCTCCGCCACGAAATGCTGAAAAACGACCCCGACACCCCCGAAAACACCTCTCCCGATAACGGCGTCAGCCCGCAAGCAGCCTCATAAAGAGGCTCAATAAGGCCCAGAAAGGCTTAAATATATATCTAAAAATTCCATCACATGATTCATCAAAAAGACCTACGTCTCGGCGACCTCGTGCAGATCACCGTAGACCTTCCCGAATACAAGCAAGGCGACATATTCGTAGTAATAGACATCTCTGAAATTTACATTGGTCTCCGCAGCCCCAGTGAATCTGACTGTAGACAAGACCTGTACACCATCAGAGACCACATCGAAGGCATCCGTCTTACTCCCGACATCCTCGAAAAGAACGGATGGGAGCAGGAGTACTACGCACCCATAATATATGGCCATATCGGACACGATATTGAGATTTCTTTTTTACAGACTTCCAAAAGATGTTCAGTCCTTTTAAATGACATCTCTCTTTGTGAAATCCAGTACGTCCACCAGCTCCAACATATCCTCTGGGCGCTCGGAGAGGACGCAAACTTAAAGATATAATTATGAAACTTCGACAGGCAAGGAAAATTACCAAGAGGAACAGAAGTGATAAAGCTAATTATTGGAATGGGTATAATACAGATATTATTCCCAACTTGATTTTACACTTAGAGAATCAACGTCTGCTTCGTGCTCTACGCATTGTGCGCAAATTTACTGAGCCTCCCAAACCGTTAAAACCAACAAAATAAAGATATGGAAATATTCGACAACAACTGTCAGCAGTTCTTCGGAACTGACATAGACGGAGAAGTGATAATCAACGGCAACGTTATACATGCAGCCAAAGAACTCAAGGTAAAAAACAATATGGTATTCATCAATGGCAAACCTGTCGAAGAATACAGCAACATTCCGCTCAAAATCGAAATTACAGGCTCCGTCAAGTCGATAAATACCACAACCGGAATAGTCCATGTCCAAGGTGACGTAACAAATGTCAAAACAATGAGCGGCAGCGTACATTGTCAGACCGTTAAGGGTAATGTGGGAACAATGAGCGGCAGCGTCAGATGTAACATTATCGAAGGTGATTGCTCAACAATGAGCGGCAGCATAAGGAGATAAAAAATATTACAATCATTAAATAAAAAACAAAAACAATGGAAACAAACATCGGAAAGAAAGTAATCATCCGCGGCGACCGCAGCGGAGTTGAGTTCGGAACACTCGTAGCACACAACGGCAGAGAGGTCACACTGCATAACGCCCGACGCATCTGGTACTGGGCAGGAGCAGCCTCACTCTCACAGCTCGCCCAAGAAGGCACATCAAGGCCAAACGACTGTAAGTTCACGGTCTCAGTAGACAGCATCACCATTCTTGATGCCATCGAAATTATCACTTGCTCGGACAAAGCCGTCAAGTCAATAGAGGAGGTAAAAGCATGGAGACGTTAGAAACACGCATCAAAGCATTTTTGAGCGTCAGTTATGGCTCTGGCTATGGCTATGGCTCTGGCTCTGGCTATGGCTATGGCTATGGCTATGGCTCTGGCTATGGCTCTGGCTATGGCTATGGCTCTGGCTATGGCTATGGCGATGGCTATGGCTATGGCTATGGCGATGGCTATGGCTATGGCGATGGCTATGGCTATGGCTATGGCTATGGCGATGGCTATGGCTATGGCTATGGCGATGGCTATGGCTATGGCTATGGCTATGGCTCTGGCTATGGCGATGGCATAAAGGATCTGAATGGCGACAAGGTATATGTAATAGACGACGTACCTACGATTATAAAATCCGTCCGCGACAACATTGCACAAGGTTTCATTCTAAATAATGACCTTACCTTACAGCCCTGTTACATCGTCAAGGAACAGAACCATTTCGCCCACGGCGACACTCTGCACGATGCCTTCATGTCCCTGCAAGAAAAGCTCTACGATGACAGCACCGAAGAGGAACGGATCGAGGCTTTCCGCAAGAAATTCCCCGCCTACGACACCCCTTACCCAAACCGTGACCTCTTCGCTTACCATCGCGTTCTCACTGGCTCATGCCGCATGGGACGAGAGAGTTTCTGCAAGGACAAAGGCATCAGTCTCAGCGACACCACCACAGTCCGCCAGTTCGTCCTCCTTACCAAGGACAGCTACGGCTCCTCCACAATCCGCAAGCTCCCCCAAGCCTACGGAAAAGACAAGGACGAGCTGTCTAAATAGTTCAAAGCGGTTTCGTAAAGAGGTCCGGCAAATATGAATTAAATAAGCCCCTGTCTTTTTACTACTCTTAAGGGCAGGGTGCTTTAAATTAAATGCAATGAAAGAAAACGACATACATGAAAAAATAACTTATAAGCAGGGGATACCGTATTACATGGGCATGCCATGCTTTCTGGACGGAAAGAAACTTAACTCTAAGCCCAAGATAGACAAAGACGGCTTTTTAAGCGCTTATTATTGGCGTGATGCCGGTTTGTGGGGGTGCACGATGTCAGAAATTTTTCCAGACACCTTTGCATACAACGATGGGTCTCCCTTTCACCTTTACTTGTGTGAGGCCAAGCCAATGACTTTCGATGAATGGAAAAAAGACAACGGCCCATATTGTCTCCGTTTTTCAAATGTCATTGAAGCTCTGGCATCAAAAGGGCAGTAGCAAAATTACAAATTTCAATCAACATAATTATGGATTCGTCACTATCATATATATTCTCAGACTATTACTATTTTCATTTTAAGCCGTCATTTCAAAACTTCAATGTCGGCAAGTGTAAATTCCGCAAGACAAAGAACGAGGCTTATTACAAAAAGCAAGTCGCTAAGCGGCACAAGAAAAACAAGAACAAGAAAACACATCGTAAGAAACATTAATCACACACAATAAACCGGTAACAATGCCAGAGAGCGGATGTTGTTATAATCAAATTGAAGAATATAGAGATACGGATTTGATTGGTGGTGGATAGCGTGTAAGGTGTATCTGGAGATTTTAAGAGAGATGTTTGAAAGTGACATAATGAATTGACATGAGCTACAAAGAAATAGTTTTAAATTACATAAAAACCCACGATGTTCCGTGCCTTCTTAGAGGAGATATAGCAGATGGGTTAAAAAATGTAAATCAGACGACGATGTGCATGAGTTAATTTTTAGAATTAATTATAGACTTACTGTTAATAATTGTTCCGTAAGGGGCTATAAAAGTGATTTCATTCCTTGGCGTTATGCAGACGAAATAGCTAGTGATTGTATTCTGAGAGTATTAGATAAAACCAAAAATGAAACAAGGTAAGAGATATAAAGAAAAATGCTGCGGCAACTGTCATTGGTTTGATAACGAAGACAGTTATGGCGTAGGATGGTGTTGTAATAATCAGCACGAATCATCTTGCGACCAAGTATGTGATGAACATGAATAAAAAAAGATGAATATATGATCACAAAACTCAATTTCACCGACCGCTATTTCCTCAAGGAGTAAGTATATAAGGAGACAAAACAATGATTAAACCAGAAGATCTTAAAGTAGGCGACCTTGTAAGGATAAGCCACGATTGCGCATTTCCGAAAGGTACAATGTGCATTACCGCCGATATACGTCCCGATCAAGTCTTTAAAAATAAAAAAGGAGCCGTCAGTCTAACCGATATCAACGATGACGACGACGGACCTTGGGGAACTTGGTGCTGCAATATCGAAGGCATACCTCTCACGTCTAAAATTCTTAACAAGAACGGATGGAAGACAAAAATGTATGGAGGCTCGCAGTTCTTCTGTATTGAATTGAACTGTTACTTGGAGCTATGTGTAACGTACGTAAAGAAAGACAATAATTTCTCCGTTGGGATTTTTTCCCTTATCTCTGGAGGAGATTTAGACATAAATTTTTTCCCGATAGATATTCAATACGTTCACGAGATCCAACATGTCCTCTGGGCGCTCGGGAAAAACGTAGAATTTATCATTTAACAACCTACAATATGAAGAAAATCATGTTCAACGACCGCTACGGTCTTACACAAGCCGTCCTCGAAGGTCGCAAAACACAGACGAGAAGAATAGCTTATACTTTCGGAAGATTGAAAGGTCTTACATGTAGGCAGGATTTAGAAGGAGTAAACAAAGGCAGAGCGTGTCTGTTTGATGGAGGCATCCTTCTCGCCAAATCCGCTTACAAGCTCGGCGAAACCATAGCCATCGCCCAGAAATACGAAGACCTGATAAAGGACGATGAATTTTACCGTCTTTGTGGCAAAAACGGGATGCCTTTGGAGTGCATCAAATACGAGAAAGGATGCACCAACAAGATGTTCGTCCGTGCTGACCTTATGCCCCATCACATCCGCATCACCCGCATCCGCGTCGAACGTCTGCAAGATATCAGCGACGAGGACTGTATGGAAGAAGGAATTTGGACACGAACCGGAAGATGGTATTGTTATGACATCATAAAACGTGGAGAGGAATATTTCGACCCTTATCCCGACCCGCGTGAAGCCTATTCTGTCCTCATCGACCGTATCTCAGGCGAGGGCACATGGCAGTCCAACCCCTACGTCTTCGTCTACGACTTCGAACTAATCCGATAAATTCAAAAATAAGCAATTATGATAGTAATCAAAATCAAGACATGGAAGGACTGGAAGAAGGACTTCATCGATTGGGTAAAGGAACCACGGCGCAGGACCTGTAAGGAGTATGTGAACTATATGGAAGCGTTGGAAAAAAAATCGCTCTATAAAGTGATAAACAACGTATGTGACAAATACAACAATATGACCGAAGAGCAAATTCATGCTATCAGTGATGCAGTGGAGATTTGCGTCGCCGATTGTGCAAAAACAACGCACAAGCTGATAGACGATTGCATACCTATAAAGTTCTTTTAAAATTAAAATATAAACAATAAACAATTATGACAAAAGAAGAAACAAAACAGCGCATCGCCGTCATGCAAGCATACGTAGACGGCAAGCAAGTACAAGTTTATGACATTTCTCTAAGCAAATGGTTTGATACTGACGCTCCTTCATGGATTACCAGTAGGCAATTCCGCATCAAACCCGAACCTTCCTACCGTCCTTTCCGCAACGCCGAGGAGTGCTGGCAGGAAATGCTCAAGCACGCCCCCTTCGGCATCATGAGCAGCAAGAACGGAAAGGATTACATGTCTTTCATGTCTCTCAACGACGAAGGCTGCGACTTCTGCGGCTACGAAGGCGAAAACTTCGAGTCTGCATTCGATGACATTCAATTCGCCGACGGCACACCCTTCGGCATAAAAACAGGACAATGATATACACTCAAACCATCACCCGACACGGACTCATCCATTTCTCAGATGGAAGCGTCCGACAGACTGTCTTCCAGATACCCATCGGAGACCGCTTCCTACGACACGAACAGCTCGAACGTCAGCTCGCCGAAGAATGGCGACGCCAGAACCCAAGAGCCAAGAACAAAGTAACGAGAATCAAGCTCTTCCGAAACTGAAACAACAGAAAGCCCCAGTAAGGCGCCAGCCTCTATAATAGATAGCCCCGTTAGAGCTGCCTATACCAAGAGCATCTATAAAAACATATAAAACAATGGAAACAAAAGAAAACAAACGCATGGAGGCGCTTGCCTGCATCTTCGCCGACTTGAAGGCAGAGAACATTGTGTTAGCGCATCGTGTGCATCAGCTCGTGGACGACTACAACGATGTGGTACGTCAGTTGAACGAAGAAAAGAGGCCAAGGAGGCTTGTAAAAGCATTCTACGCCTTTGTAAAGGACAAAAACCTTTATATGAAAAAGGCGACGAGCTGTCCTTACTATCAAGACAGCCCTCATGTATGCTCTACATTCTGCTTGGAATGTGACTCATGTCTGGACCTCATTGAAGGCCTCGGTGTGATTTGCGAGAAAAGACTATTAGAAGCAAAATAACAACATAAAAGGATTTATAGAATGAGAACAATCAAATTCAAGGGCGAGTGCACTTGCCCTAAATGTAAAGGCAAGATAGCATGCGGCTCGCTCCTTACTTTTCCCGACGGAACGGTAAGAATATTTGAGCACGACCATGATACTACATTCAACTACTTTACGGTTGACCCCTCCACCGTCTGCCAGTTCACCGGCTGCATAGACAAAAACGGCAAAGAAATATATGAGGGTGATATACTTAGATATAACAATTCAACCTTTGCAGTGGAGTGGTCCGAAAACCTCGGAGCGTTCACTTTAAGGCCCATAAGGGAAAAAGGAAAGTGTGACGATATACCTTTGGGAGTGATACTGAAATACATTCGGTTTATAATTATCGGCAACATCCACGACAAGCAGAAAGGAGGTGGAGCATGATTAGAGTAGACGCATACCGCTGCTCGTACTGCGGTAAGCTGTTCCTTACGGAAAGAGGTTGCGTAAAACATGAGGAAAAGCATTGCAACAAATCACCTTGCAATATTGCTGCTTGCTATTCGTGCAAGTGGTACAAAGAAACGGAGCAAACTACGACTATTACGAGGACAGGGTTTGCTCCGTTAGCAGGGCATGAATACGAATACGAAAAGACGGTTTGTGTAAATATATGTTTGAAGCATCACAACGCCAAAATGTTCAATTCGTTTCATGCGTCAGCAGAGCTTGTTGACGATGCAGAGAACAGCGGCTTCCGTATCATGCCAACAATGGAGGAAGGCTGTTTGGACTATAAAAAGAAAGAAAATGAAGATTAGAAAAACAAAGAAGCGTTACAAATTAAAGTTTCGTGTGTGGTTCCATAAAACTATTAAGGTGAAGTTTAAGAAGGTAAGCACATCAATCGAAACAGAACCACGCCAATACCCTAAAATGTGCGGCGTGTTTATTACGTACGAGGTGCTTAGGTGGTATCGTACGAGAGAACTAATAACTCGATACGTGCGCATAAGAATTGGCGCAGTTAAAAGTAAAACATCACGCAAAATCAAATAGCAATGCAAATACTCAAAGAAATCAAAGTTCCTACAGGTGAAATCTACACCGCAAAAGGAAACAAAGGCGTGTTGGAGTTTCTGACAGTAGCCGACTACGGGAAAGATGCAAACATCAAAGCCGACTTCCTCGGCATAACAAGAGAGCTGAATGGTGTGCCGAACGGAACGCCAATGCCCCTAACCGAAAAATGGGTGATAACAATCTCTACCCAGTACGGCTGTTCGATGAACTGCAAGTTCTGTGACGTGCCGAAAGTCGGACCGGGACGCAACGTGACACTGAACGAACTGCGCAACGAGATAACAACGGCATTAAGTATGCACCCAGAGGTTAATCACACCAAACGCCTTAATGTACACTATGCACGCATGGGCGAGCCGACATGGAACGAGGCTGTAATCGAGCACGCGCGCTTCTTCTTGCGCGTAGATATTGTTCCCTACATCGGAAATTCACTTGTGCATCCTGTAGTAAGCACAATGCTCCCGAAGCATAATTGTAACTTATATGATTTTATCCACAAATGGGTTAGAGTTAAGAATACCGACTACAACGGAAACGCAGGCTTGCAGTTCTCTATAAACTCTACCGACGACGCGCAGCGAGAATACCTGTTCTCGGGCAATGCTCTACCATTGAAAGATATTGCAGAGCTTGCTGACACACTCGAAACTCCGCGCGGTCGCAAGTACACTCTTAACTTCGCACTTGCTGACGACTCTATCATTGACGGCAAGGTACTTGCGTCCATGTTCGACCCAAGCAAGTTCATGTGTAAGATTACACCGCTCCACCGAACGAACAGCTGCGAAGCCAACCATATTCAGACAAGCGGAGGTTACGACTCGTTTGTGCCGTACAAGAAAGTGGAAGAAGATTTGAAGGCAAACGGATTTGATGTAATAGTGTTCGTTCCGTCATATGACGAGGACAACGGACTGATTACTTGTGGCAATGCAATCCTGTCCGGCAAGAAGCCAACATCAAGCTACAAAGAAGTGATATTTTAATCTGATAAACAAAAATGAGCAAAAAGAAAATATACATATCATCGCCGATTACTGGCTACAACCTCAACGAGCGACACAAGTTTTTCGCTCGGATCGAGAATGAACTGACAATCCTCGGCTACAAGGCAGTCAATCCTATGAGCAAACCTTTGTCCGACTCTGCGCCGCACACGGAGCACATGAAAGAGGACTTACGCCTGCTCCTCGGCTGCGACGGCATCATCGTACCGAACCGATGGCGTTGTTCAAAAGGCTGTGAAACGGAACGCCGTGTGGCTGACGCTTGCGGAATACCGGTTGTCGGCGTGATAGGCGAGACGCACGATTTACAAATCACAAACGCCATATAATCATGAACGCAAGCCAGTTAATAAGCCGCACCCCAAGAAGACCGTATATCATTGCGCCAAGCGTAAAGCAGAAAGAGAAATTGTTAAAGAGCATTGACCGCTATTGTTCGCTGTATTACATCACAATGGGGTCGGCGTACAATATTGCCCAGACAGCTATGATAGACGCTTTGGGCGCAATTAAAGAGGACAAGAAGCTGTATCGTCAAAAGACAAAGCAAAGCATCAACAAGGCTCTTGCCGCATACAACGCCTGGGATGCGAAGATGCGCTTTGTTCTCGCAGACCGCTATCAGCTTTGGCTTGACCTGTCTGACGCGTCGGAGGCGGAACTCAAACCGCTCGTCAAAACGCTCTATTACTGCATCGACAACTATTTCTTGAAGAACCATGTGCCGAAGAACAAAATCATCGCCCGTATGGAGGCGGCAATGGTGCTGATAGATGTTGCGGTAAGCCTGTTCAGAAACCTGTTTGACAATATCCAGAAGAGGATAGGAATAGACTTGCGCCCGGACTTCAACGAAGGCAATGCTTTGGATTTGCAACACAACTGGAACAACGCCATGCAGTCCGTAATCAACTCGATACCGGGGATGCCGGACATTGACATCAACGACGATGCGGACAGCGTTCAGGCAGCGAAGAATATCATAACGAAACTCTCTAACGAGGGCATCTACGACCGCGCAGGAGAATATGCGTTGCAGCTTAACCCGGAGTACAGACCGGAAAACTTCGGAGAGTAGACCGATGTCAACCGCGCACGGACAGCAGGAGTAACATCTTGTTGTCCGTGCGCGGTTTTTTGTTATCTATCCTGCAACGTAAACGCCCGACCGTACAGCAGCAACGTCAGAACAATCAGCGTATAGTCCGCTATCCGTGTCGTTTCGGAAATACACAGCGTGCCGTGCCCTAACCTTATCAGAATAACTCCTGCAAGATACAGGAACGGTATTCGCCACACCCAGCCGAACTTGAAAAGAAAGCTTGCCGGCAGCAGAACGGCAGGCAGTACGATATACGCCAATGCGTATAACGACACCACCAAAACGGCGTTCTCGTTCAGATCCAAGCCCATTGATGCGGCGTTATGGTGAAACCAATGCACACCCAGCCAGTGTAAAACCATAAGGAGTATAGGTATCACTCTTATGCCGATTCTGTAAAACCAAAACAGCTTTTCGGCAAGCGTATTTGTCTGTATTGTTTTCATACCGCTAAATTTATCTTACGTGATTAATATATTCTTTAATTCGGCAATATCATCTGTGGTAATGGCTATACTCTTGTTGCTGCCAAACAACAAGGCAGAGATAATACCGTCAGGCATATCAATAGAGATACATCCTTCGCCTATTGTGCCATGAAAAAGCCCGATATCAAAAGGCTTTTTCTCCATCGCTTTCAGTATTTGCATCGCGTCTTCGAAAACAGATTCCGCATCAACAACTCCATTTTCATCAGCGACAAACAGGGATAGATCGTCAATTTTCTCTTCCCATTTTTCCTTGTTACGACAAACGATATTGTGCGCTGCCCGCTTCATATACACAGAAGGTATGGCAAGCGACGGATTGCCTTTTATCATGTCGTCAATTCTTGCGTCTATCCATGTTTCTATTGACGGCGCAAGACGTTCTTTCAGCTTTTGTAAGTTCATTTCTTGTTCCCTCCCTTCTTCGTTCCTTGAACCATAGCAAGATATTCCTGCCAAGTCTTATCACTATGGTTTGTCATATAATCGTTAAGCATAGCTGATTTTTGTTCCTCTGCTTGTGCTATCTCTTTTTTCAGTCTTTGCATCAAAGATAGATGTTTCTTCAATGCTTCCTGTCCTTGCTGAGTGCTTTCAATACGAGGACGTATGATGCGCAATTCCTCGTCTTGCACAAGCTTAGACACATATTGCAAGCTGTCAACGTACTCTTGATTCTGCATCAAGTACTGACGTTGTGCGCCTGTAAGATTGTCTTCAATCTTGTCAATCTCATCCCATAAAGGGGTGGAAGACTGCTGTGCTTGCATATTGATAGATGCTCGCTTCTGCTGTATTGCCTCATACATCTTCTGTAGCTCGGCATCCATCATCTGCGGCTGCTGCTGGCCTGTACCCATATCCAATAATGGGCTGTTTCCAAAATTCATCATAATCAATATCTTTAAGTTGGTGATATGTTGTAGAGAGGTGAGAGGGCATCCACCAACGAGGGCAAACGCCCCTCACCAACTCATTTTTTCTTAGTCCGTCTAACCGACTTCCTTACAGCTCTGTTACGCTCCTGTAGTGGGAGTGGATGTAGCAGCACATCCGCAAAAGTTTGCGGATGGAAGAACTGTAACAGTAGGAGTGCTCTGGAGTCCGAGGACACCATCAATCTTGCGGCAGCACTTCTCGTTCACGTAAGCCATCATCAGCTTCTCCTTGTAAGGAGTGAGGGCTTCCATAATAGCAACCTTCTTGTCGAGGTCACAATACTTTGCTTGCAACGCATCGTACTGGTCTCTCTGATTCTTGTACAGACCGAAGTCCGCATCAATCTGAGACTTGTAAAGACCGAACTCAGCCTGCATTGCACGGCGGTTCTCAGCGTTGATAGCATCTGTAGCACCCTTGTACATAGAGAACTTCTCTGCGATGTCAGTCTCACGCATAGCGTAGAACTTGTTAGCGGTGTCGAGCTTCAAACCGAACATGTCGGTAAGCAGCTTCACCTCATCAGCGCATTCCTTCTCCATTACCTGCAAGGCGGTCGGCTGATTAGCATTCGCATTTGCGCCATAGCCGTTTGCGTTGATATTCACGTTCTCAGGCATATTGCTGCCACCGAGAGAACCAAACACGCTGCGATTACCGCCAAATAGCCAAGCACCAAGACCGAGTGCAGTACCAGCTATGCCAAGACCCAATCCTGTGCCTGCGATACCTTTAGAAGCATACTCATCGTGCTTCTTCCCCTCTTCGTAGATTTTCTTCTCTACTACTTTTGCATCTGTCATCTCCATAATACAATCTTTTTAAATCCTCAATATTAACTAACACTATTCTGTAACGTTACAGGCACAAAATTAGCGTGTTACGACCAATAAAGCCATAACACGCTCAAAGATTTTGTATTATACTGATAGTCAGATACTTAAAGTGATAGTAGGTACTATCACTTGCTTCTCTTCTTTCTTATGAACCACAGAATGTCCCACTTCTTCCAGTATCGTGTGTGCCTGCGCTTTTTGCATTCTCCGTTCGGTATGTCCCCGCGCTTGACCATCCTGTTTAATGTTGCGTCGCTCACGCCCAATCTGTCCTTTACTTCCTCTGCGCTCATCATCGGGTTTAACATGTTAGGCAATATGTCCTGACAGAGCGTTTCGATGTCTTCATCACTCATCCCGCAAGCTGTTACCTTCTCGCCGTTGCGCTGTTGCTCGTCAGCTTTGAAGCAAGAATTAGCAAGCGACTGCAACAGCGTGCCAAGCATTTTGTAGCCAAATATCTTTCTCATAGCATTTCTGTTTAACTGAACATCTTTTTGCCGAGCCGCGACTTACTACAGAACCAGTCAACAGCTCCGTAGATATACAACAACAGCGTAAACGCCATGATTGCGAAGTGCGCCATAACCATATCGTTTGTTGTATACCAACTCCAGTATACGAGGTGTATAGAATTGACGGCAAAGAAATAAAAGAACGGTATGCGATACTTCCAACACAGCCAAAAGAAGCGTGATGCGAGAATAATAACCATCGGCAGCACATACACCATGATATAAATGAACGCATAGCACGCCCAGTTTGCCTTATGCACCACGAACATCTCCTTCTGATTACGACTAAAGTCGAATATTCCGTACATGTGCGTTAGCATTATGAAGAATGGAGTCCACATGCAGAACCATCGAAAGAATCGAAGTATTCTGCGTGAATACTGATTACCGGATTCTGCTAACAAAGCCATAATCTCCGATATGTCCTTACCTTTTACAAGAGCAAGGAAACGTTTTTTATCTTCCTCGTTCATAATAAGAAATTTTGGTTTAACGTAATGGTTTCTTTTAGTTTTTTAGATTGGTATCGCAAGTTAGTAATTATTTTCGAAAGTAAGACATTAGATTATGATTATTTATATTTTATTAAAGCCTTACCTATCCTCTACGGACGGGCAAGGCTTACCTGAAACAAATCTATTAACCTTAAATTAAAAAACTAATAACTAAAGCCATTAACCATATCTAATAATCCAAACAATTTCCTTTTTTTTATTCCTTCTTCCCGCCGTTCTTCAGCCTTCCTCTCGCATATCTGAGAGTCAGCAGGAGCACAGCGCCTATTATTATGACAGCGATGCAGGACGCGATGGGCTTCTCGATGTTCCTTTCCCACCAGCTCAGCTTTCTCTCCACCGGCACAGGCACGTCATTGTTTTTTCTGCCAATGTTCGCCAGCGAGTCCACTTTCGCCTTGTACGTCTCCAGGCTGTCCTTCATGAGCGTGTTCAGCGAGTTCTCCACGTACCTGTCCCTCCAGTGCCAAGCCTCCGTCTTCTTCACGTTTCCCTCTTCGTCCACGGTCGTAGCCGTCGAGTCCCTGTTCACGGTCTTGTCCGTCTTCGTCCTCTCCACGTATCTCAGCACTATGCGGTCCCAGTACACAGTGTCCTTCGCCACCTTCGTTACCCTCACGCTGTCCGTTCTTGTCAGCACCGCAGGCTTCTTCGCTCCGCAGCCGGCCAGCAGGCTGACCATCAGGCAGAGCAACATCCCCCACAGCGCTCCTACAAATTTACTATATAATTCGTCCATCATAACCGTTTCTCCTTAAAAACTTTATCTTCCTTCACTCTTTTTTCATCGCCTCCTCAACAGCCTCGCCGATGTCCTCGTCTTTCTTCTTCATCAGCGCTATAATGAAGCGCTTTATGGAGAACCTGTTCTTCACGCCGTGCAGCTCACACACATGCCCGACGATCGAGTCCACCTCCCACATACATCCGAATCCCAGACCTACCGCAGCCGTCACTACATGATTCGTCCATCCCAACGGCTCGAAGATAGCCAGACCGAGCACCGAACCTAATATAAGGTAGGTGATATAGTCCACCGCCTTGTTGCACGTTCGCCGTCCCGCTCTCGAAAAGCGGAAATGCTCATGTTTATGCAGACTCTCGCTCACGCCGAACCAGAAGTCAGCCACTATCAGCACCACTATCAGCACCAACATCCATCTCAGATCGAAAAGCGCAGACAGCGCCTCCCCTCCCATTGTCCCCAAAACGACGACCTTACCCGTACTTGTAGTCAAGTTATTAACCATCCAATCTATCTTTTTTACATTAACAAAAATCCCAAACAAAAGAATAATCCTTCCTAAAAACCAAGCAGCCCCTCAGATAGGCCCAGAAAGGTTTAGCAGCCCAGCCTCCAAGCCTCCTTGCATGCTCAGCAGCTCAGTCCAGCCTCCTTCATCGCCTTTCTCACCGTCCCGAACATCTTCACCATAGTCTTCACGTAGTTCGGAGCCGTCGCATACTTCTTCCGCCCCTCCTGTATCTTCTTCACGTAGTTCTCAGGACTCATCCTGTACGCCCAAGCCTCAGGCCACGATTTCTTCAGCACAGCGGCATGGTCTCTCAGTGCCTCGCCTAAAGTAGCGTAGTTTCTGAACAGTCGCTTGCAAGTATACTTATACAGACCCTTGCCAGCCACATGTTCTATCTTCACCACCTTTTCCGGTGTCGTGAACCTCACCGTCTTAGTCCTGAAATACTCATGCGTTGTGACAAGCAGGCATTTCTCCACAGGCCATCCACCTCTCGTTATACCAAATACATTATACTTGCCGATGGTGCTCTTGCCCCATCCGCTCTCCAGTGCCGCCTGAGCAATGATAAACACGGGCGAAATGTCCGCATTATAAGCCGCAGGAGCCATCCATTTACAAAATTCCTTAGGTGTCATCTTCTTATTTATTATTTGTCAGTTATTGTTTCTTATTTGCGCCCATTATGCAGCGGCACAGATAGGCTTAGAAAGGCTCAGTGAGACTCATCGTTCATTGCCAAATCCCTTTTTAAGAGTTCATTATTCCTGCCGTCTTCAATGCTTTTATAATAGCGTTTACTTTGTTTATTACGGTTGTTAATGATGCTGAGGAAGACAATTCTGCCTGCGCTGCCATTTTACCTGTCGGTATATTGTCAAGATTATACTCCTCTTCTTTTGTTCCTTTCAATGTGAAATACCAGCTTGGAGTCCCTTGGGCTGTTCCGCCGGAAGCGAAGCAAACCTTCGGTAAGGAATTCGATAATGAAAGCACACCTTTTATGTCGCCTATGCCGAAAGCAAGACCGCTTGCGTATTTCTGGGCGTACCATGCAGGAGCGTTATTGCCACCTTTGATGACCTTGAGCCATGTGCCTTTTGCATAGTCTGCACTTATAGCACTCCAGCCACCTGTGGTGGCATCATTCAATGTGACGCTTACGTTGTTAAGGGATGTGATGTTGTGGCTGTGTGTTGTCGAAGCCTTGCCGTTGAGAGCCGTATAGACAACCTTGTTCTGCACCGGGTTGGTGGATGTACTGCTGAGAGCCGAGTCAACCGTTATGTTATTGTTGGTTGTTGCAAATGTCGTATTGCGCTTAAAGGTTAGCTTGTTGCCATCTATCGTGACATCAGTGATGGCGTTTCCGCTACCTATTGTCTCTACCTTGTTGAAATAGGACGAAAGTATTGTCTTAAGCTTCGTCACAAGGTGGGAGAGTCCTTTATCGTCAAGATATGCCATAGTAGAAAATTGAGCCACGCCCACCAATAAGGTGAGCGTAGCGATGAATTAAAAATTAGAACAATGATTCGATGTAGGTCTCGTCTATCCTGCCGTTGATAAGGACAAGACCGCCTGACGTAGCGTCAAGCATATACAGGCTTGTGCCAATTGAGTAAATCTTTCCTGCTGTAGGCTTGGTCAGTCCGCCGGAAAGAGTGCCATACATGTTTCCGCCACTAAGCGCACTATACTGTGTCGAGCCGACAACCTCAACAAAACACTTCTTGGTTGTGTTGAACATTATCTTTCCACGTGTTGCAGAACCTTCCATGGTGGTTTCTCCAGATGTCATTCCGCCGAACTCAACCACGCCGTATGCGGATGTGGGGATAGCCCACTCCTTGACCATCATGGTTTTGCTGTCGTACACACCGTACACATCATCAAGTCTCTTCCAGTCGTCTGCTGAAATGAGACCGTGGAAACCTTCCGAGGCATCCCACAGGTGGCTGTCCTTGACGTGTCCGTCACCGTCAAGAGCAGCTACACCGTTGTTGGCACCCTTCTGGCTTAAGGGTATCTGCGCCTCGTTAGTGACGTTGCCAAGACCTACCTGACCTTTGGTGACTCCGTGCGGATTCTGCTTGTTTTGGGTGTGGGTGGTAAGATTGTTCCGTACGTCCGTGACAGCCTTGTTTACTATCTTGTTCTGCACCGGATTGGTCGATGATGTAGAGAGTTCTGCATCCACGATAATTGATGTCTGCGCCTCACCCAATTTTTCCCACTTTGATGCGTCGTATGCTGCCGTTGTGTCACCAGTATAAATATACTCCGCATAGACATTCTTTTCAGCTGTGCTTGAAGCAAGCTTCAAGTAAATCTTTGTGGCATCAATGTTTGATGTAGGAAAGTCAGTGACAACCTTGTAGAGTGACAGGTCTATTTTGATGTTACCAGAACCCACGACGCTCTCACCGTTAATTGTCTTCATTGCCGGCATCTGTGCCGCTGTAAGTTTGCCGTCAGTGCCGAGAGTTGCCACGCCATTTGCCTTACCCTTCTCCGATGCGGGTATCTGCTTAACGTTGTCCACGTTAGCCAGGTCCACATCAGCCTTTGCAATCACTGGGTTAGTGGAAATCTTTTTGCCGTTGATGGTATAGCCATCTACAGCTGTCTTCACTGCTGCGGAAGAATGATCCGCATACTCTTTGGTCTTAAAAACGAGTTTTGACAGACCTTTCTCGTCTAAATACTTTGCCATAATTCTTAAAAAAATTAATTAATAAAACATTGATATATAGATTGTAAAAAATCTCATTGTAATGCTATATGCTCTCGTTAAAGGCATCATCAATGCCCTTTAGGTCTATTGCTTCTGTTTTAACTTCTTCCAACGTCTCAACACGTGGTTTCAGTTCCTTCATTTCCAAATTCAAAGAATCAACATCTTTACGCACTTCCTTGAAAGCCTTTGTTACAGACGCATTGGCGATGGCGTTGTATGACTCTTCGTTTAATTCCACATCTATTGTCACTTGCGCTGCTCCACCAAGGCCTATTTCCGACTCTATGAGAGCCGTGACGGTTTCTACTTGTGAACCGACACAATCATTTTTAGTCTCCATAACAGAACTATCCTGCTGTGCCACAAGCTGCCATACGTCAATTTTATCTACAGTGTTCATGCCTCGTTCGCCGTCGTTCTCAACTAATGTGAGGGTGTACGCTCCAAGGTAATGCTGCGTAGAGCCGTAGCACGTGCCAGCGATGATACCGCCTGGTTCTGTATGCCAGTCAATATCACAACGATGACCATACGTATTACGCAGCAGAACCTTGACAGTTTTCCCCTCAAAGCTTTCTGCCTCTCCACCACGTCTGACAGTCCATCGGAAGTTAATGTCATTGCCTATACGTATCTTTTTCATATCTTAATATTTTATATTTTTACACAATATCCATTCCATACTATTTTATAGCTCTTTACCGATGTGTACTCGAACTCGCAAGCCAACACAGCCATGTAGCCCGTTTCTATCCACTGCGACTGTGTGCCGCCACCCTTGATAGTTCCTCCGCCAATAACGTTTACCGTCGTGTCGCTCTTGTTTGCTATTATCACGATTTGTCCTATGTAGGATATTGCTTCTTCCGCCGTTACGCCGAGTGATGCACTTATACTGCCTATATTGTAAAAAGGAAGTACAGGTGAAGGATAATCGTCTCCATATTTCGCCTTCATCGCGCCCGTAAAGCACACGTATGAGCCAGCTGCCGAGAAGTCCATGCTTAAATAGCCATTGCTCTGTGAGCTTTTAAGATATTCGGAAATGTTATCAGGAGTGAGTGTCGTCATCTTCTTCACTATAAAACCCGAAAACAAACCGCTCTTTACCTCCAAGCGTCCCTTCTCGTTCACGGCAGCCGTCTGTTCGCCGTTGTTGTTTCTTATCTCGAATTTATCAGCCGTTGCCTTGATGATGCCGTTCTTGATGTCTAAGCCTGTCGCCACCACTGCATCGTCTATGGTTACGTCGTAAGGCGAGAGGCTCCAGCCTTGGTACGTATCGCCTTCTTCCAGCATCGGACGACACAGGTCTATCGCTCCGTTCTTTCTCACGCCTGTCTCTATCAGAAGGCGGTTACATGCTGCCGGAACGCTCACCGCCACCTTGTACAATGCCCACACGTTCAGTGTCTGACTGTCAGGGAACTTGATGCGTGCCACCTCCGTGCCCGTCACGGAGGTGTTGTATGTCTTGATAGCCACGTAGCTGCCATTGTCGGGCTTTGCCGTCATTCTCATCCATACGCTGAATATGTATTTTGTCTGCGGCTTCACGCGCACGTCCTTGAAGTACAGGCCCGTCCAAGAGTTTGCAGTGGCTCCGATACAGTAGCATTGGGCATAGTTAGTGCCACCCACGCCCTGCGTCATTATCGTCACTTTCTCCGTACCGTTGATTGGCGTTATTTCGTCATATTCCCTCAGCGCCGAACCAACGATGCAGTTACGTGCCATGTTCACGGTCTCCTCCGTCACCTTCAGCGATATCTCACGGGCCGTCTGCTCAATGGTCGAGGTATACTTCTTCAGCTCGCCCTGCGTCTTGATGGGGATGCCGTTTACGTCCGTTTCCACTGCTCCTACACGGTTCGTCAGCTCCGTATAGTCCGTCCGCAGCTTCTTGTTGTCAGCCGATATCGTCCCCGTAAACTTTGCCAAGTTCACCATAAAGGGTATCTGCCGAGAGTATAGCGTACTTCCGATTGCCATATACACGATTACGTATCCGCTCGTCACACTCACGCCGAGCGTGCTGTCCTTGTTTATCGAAGCTCCCGATATCGTCACGTCTATGCCGTCTGTCTGCTTCGTAAGCGTCGGCTTGCCGCATCCTACATTATTGTTGCTCGGAAAGAGATTGCCCACTTCCGACACGATGTTTTTTCCTGACCGCATCACTTGTATGGTGGCAGTCTTGCTTACACTTGCCGATACAACGCCGTTCTCGTCTGTGTCAAACACAAGAGGCGCATCCTTGACGATAAACTCCACCGCGTCCTTGCCGTTTGCTCCGGGGTCTCCCTTGTCGCCGTCCTTGCCCTTGTAGGCTATGGCGTATGACACCGTCGTATGCTCTCCCTCCGAATCCTTGTAGGTCACCGTTGTCCTCGTCCAGAGATAGGGCTTCGCGTCGGTGGCGGCGATGATGGCCGACTGCCATTCCGTAGGTGTCACCGTAGCGCTGTCGGATATGGCGTACGTCACGCTCATGTCCGATATCACCACACCCTCGCCCTTCACGCTGCCTATGTCCAGCCAGTACGTGCCCGTATTCGTCCAGAGTATTTCGCCTATCTTGTATGAGTCGCCGTCGTTTGAGTCACACACGATATACTTGCCGTTCTTCCACTGCACCACGCAGGGACGCTTGCTGCCACCTTCCATGCCCGTAGTATCGTCAACGAGATAAAGGCCATCCTCGGTAGGCGTTATCTGCTGTAGCTCCGCGTATGTCTTGGCATGGGCAAGAGCGTAGCCGAGCACCTTAAAGCTTGTGCCCGTGTCGCCCTTAGCGCCGTCAGAGAGGATGGGAAGTGTCAGCGTTACGGTGGTGTTGTCCGCCTTGACAGTTGCCCGTACCGTCACCGAAGCGAGGAGGTAGAAGCTCACGCCGATGTCAGACAGGCGGTTTATCGCCACGCCGCTCTTGCTTGCGCCGTCCGTGGTAGTGTAGTCCGCCGTCAGCAAATATCCGTCCTTCATGTCCTCAGTCACGTTGCCCGTGCGCTTGCGAAGCGTGAAGGTTATGTCGTTCGGGGTCGCCGTCTGTGAGTTCGGCTTGCGGATGATATATTCCGAGGATGGTACAAGGTCGTAAGTCACCGTCACAGGGTCGATGATATTGTCAGGGTTGTCATCGGTGAAGAACTTGAAGTTCTTGGCATTCTTGAGCACAAGGAGAGGGGAATCTAACGAAGTCAGCGTCTTCCATTGATACGGATTCACCGTGTCTCCCGTCTTGTAAGGCGCACCCATCGCATGATACATAGCAATGGCGGGCGCGTTTCCGTTGTCACTGCCGTCCTCCGTAGATGTCGTCAGCTTTATGAGATTACCGAAGCGGTTCCACTGTATCTGGTCTCCCGCCTGTACTATCACGTCGTAGGGCTGCGGCACGTCAGGCTCCCCACCGTCCGCGGATGGCTCGTAGCCGAAGAACATGCGGTTTGCTATGACGTTGTTGCCGTCGTCAGTAGTCTTGCCCTCCTGCTCCTCGAACACCGCCGCCAAGCTCTGCTTCTCGCCCGTTGTGGTCACCTGTATCATCACGTCGCCGAACACTAACGCCTTGCCGTCAGCGCCTATCACCCTTTGCGATGTCACCGGCACGCAAGCCTCGCTGCCCATGAACGTCCTCTTGTTTGACAGTATCACGTAGTCATACAGCTTGCCGTCCTCTAATGTCTCCTGACCCGTGCCCACCACAAGGCGCCAGTAGTAGCGGTTCTGAAGGTTCTCCGTCTCACCCGCCTTCACGTTAAAGGTCTGGCACAGCGCCATCATGCCCACATGCCACCAGTTAGCCGTCCTTGTTGTGCCGTCGTCAGCGGCAGCGTAGCACTTGTAGCCTATAGTCACTCCTGCATCATCCAGTACGTGAGCCACCTTCATTATCGTGCTGCCAGCGTTTGAGAAGAGTGTCGTGCCGCCCGAATAACTCACCTTTCTTATCTCAGCGCTTGCTGCGAAGAACTTCGTGCGTGTCGTCAGGTAGTCAATGTAGAGGTGACTCTTGCCGTCCTTGCCCATATAGAGGTCAAAGCCATTGCCGCCCACGATGGTTCGGTCCTCGTCAGTAGCCTCAGCGTTGCGCACGCTCTCCACCACACAGCTGCTCAGCGTGGCAGCCCCTTCGCCCGTCACGCCATATCCGTCCCCAGTCCTGCCGATTGTCAGACCGCGAAGGAAGCGGATAACGTCCTGCGCCGTGTCGGGATCTGTCTTTGAGAGGAAGTATTTCGCTCCCCTGCTGCGTATCAGACCTTCTATCTGCGCCGACGAGAGACCCGACTTCACGCTCATCGTGACCGTGTCTATGGCGTCCTGCATCTTTTGCAGCGTTCCCACGTCCTTGTCTTCCTTGATGGTCACATCATAGGTGGGGATGCCGCCAAGCTCCTCACGGATGATGAGTCTCTCTATGACGCCGCTCTTGTCTATCTTCAGGTCTGTGTCGCTGAAGTGCAGCAGACTGCCTGCCTTGAGGGTTTCGTAAAGGCTCGCCGTCTTGCCGGTGGCGTCAGCCTTCGCCTTGTCATGCTGATACGCCATGAATATCTCATCCACCTTCGGCTCGAACACGTATCGCGTATAGTCGTTCTTGTCCAGCCATGCGAGGGCGTATTTCAGAAGTTTTGCCGACGCAGCTTCCACGTAAGAGTCGGGCATCTCTATGCCGGTCAGCACGAAGTGGTCTCCGCTCTCCATCTGAAAGTCCTTGTTCGGGAAGTACAGCTCTAAGGCATCGTCTTTCACACGGTCAAGGGTCAGCTTCCACACGCCGTTCTCCTTCACTGATCCGTTCACCTTAAACTCTCTGCCGCCACACTTGCCGTCCTTCATGCTGATTGTGAAGTCCTCCTTCTTCAGCATGTTTATGTCGAAGTTTATCTTCGGGGAAAGCGTTACCGAGAAGGGAGGCACGGTCTGTCCGTCCTTGAAGATGCCGTTGTCTTTGATAGCAGAACCGCTGTTCAGTTCGTCTATGCGCTGTCCGTCCACCGTCATCTCTTCGATGGTCGGATATATCTCGATGATGCCTTCCTTCTTGTTCTCCGTATCGAACATCACGCTGCCGTTTCTCACGCCAAGCTCCTTGATGTTCACCGAGTCCACGTAGGGACGGTTCTTCAGTTCGGAAAGAAGGTGTTCCTTGCCGCTCGGGTTTATCCAAGCCTTCTCTTCCTCGGTAGCCTGCGTGTCCCACCATTCCTTTACGGACATCTTGGGGAAGCCCGGCAGCATCAGCCTTGTCACTGCCATGTGGGACGGCATCTGGTCCGTATTGGCTATCATGTTCTTCGAGGGGAAGCTCTGCTTGTTCACGCCTTGAAGGAAGTACACCTTTCTTTCTTTCATCACTGCGGTGTAGAAGTCCTCCACGTCATTCATCGTCATTCCATACTCGTCGTTTGACGAGTTCAGGATTATCGTGACTGTCCCCTCGCCCTCCTTTCGTGCTGACGACACGGCATAGCCTCTGCCTTCAACGTCGCCCGCCTTTACCGTCACGTTATATTCTCTGCTCTCCGCTGCCGATCCGTCTCTCACTGACGTGAAGTAGCTGCCCGCTGCTGCCCAGCTAAGGCTCGGGATGGTCACATGCAGGACGGTGTTCGTCGAGGAGGCAAGATGACTTATCTTCGATGTTTCTCCGAACACGTCCACGCACAGATTGGCATAATAGTGTGTCGGAAGGTTCTTCTCACTTCCGTAGGCACGCAGACGGGTGGTCACGGCTTGGCTGTCATCAGCGGTCTGTGTTATCTCGTACAGACCCCTGCGCTTGCCGTAGACAAATTCGTACGGAACCTCCAGCCCCGTCGTGTCCACGAAGACGTTGCGTCCTCTCACCACGAAGTTGATGTCCCATTTCGAGTTCACTAACGCGAGGGCGTTCCAGCAGTTCTGGTTGTCGATGGTCAGAGCGGCGGAGTCTATGATGGTCTCAGTAGTACCCTCGCCGTACATCTCCTCCCATACGGTTCCGTCACAGCCTCGTTGCAGGCTGCGCTCCTTGTTTCGTGAGTACAGCGCCCAGAGTCCTGCGCCCATCTGCTCGTCCATGTTCGCCTGTATGCGGTCCAGGAGGTCGTCCACGGTCTGCACGTAGAAGCCGAATTTTGGAAGGGCTGTGTAGGGTATCGTCTGCTCTTCCGTGTTCTCCATTCCCAATACCACGTCCAGAAACTGCGCTCTCACAAGCTCGTCCTGCAAGGCGTTCAGCTTCACGTTCTCGTATCTGAAAGCGCCTCTGTCACTGCCTGCTCTTGCTGTCTTCGCCTTGCCGGGGTCGTAGTTCAGCTCATAGCGCTCGCCACGGTATACGATGTAGTCGCCGATGGAGAAGTTTATGGGGTACGCGCTTTCGATGGTGGTCTGCACGAAGCAGTCCTCCATCCAGCCGTCCGTCATCTCCACGGCGCTAAGCTCCACGGCATTGCCTTCCATGTCGTTCAGAAGACTTCCGTCTTTATGGTACACTCGTATACGCTCTTTCATATCGTAAGGGTTATGTCGGTGACAGGATCGTTCACCTTGAATGTTATCTTTATTATCAGCAAGTCGCCGTTGGCGTCTCTTACAAGCGTAGCGTCTTCGCCGATACTCACGAAGCGCACGTTCTGCCTGCCTATCTTTGTGTAGTCGCAGTACAGCTTCATCGTGCCGCCGCGCAGATAGTCGAGGAAGGCTTTCAGGTTCTTGTTCGCCGTGTCCTTGTCACCCTTCATGCCGAACTTCACGCTCATCTCATAGGCGCTCATCTTCAGACCTTCGGCGGGTATGTATTCGTCGTCGCCGTCCTCGTCCTTCCATTCGCGCTTCGAAGGCTCTTTTGCCTTGGTTGCCATCATGAAGGGAATGTCCATGCCGTACATGCCGAACGCCGAAATGGTGTCCGTTACGGCAGCTCCTGCCGTCTCTCTTTGCATCAACACTTTGTAATATTGCATACTGCTCTCTTTTAGTCCCAAAATTAGTAAAAATATTGCATAAATATACACTACTACGTGAATATTTATGCAATATCCGATATTTTTTTTATTCTTTCTTCTTCTCACGTACCGTCACGTCGCCTGCCGCCAGCCTCACCTCGCCGCCGTATCTGTATACGAACACCTTGGCATGGCCTTCCGTCTCGGCATACACCTCTCCCGCATCCCTCAGCGTCACGAACACCCGTGCGTAGCCGGTCGCCTTCACTCTGAGCACGCTTCCGTGACGGACGTACACCTCGCCCGCCCCCGTACCGTCGAACGTCGCATCGCATACGCATTCTCCGTTGAGGATGGTCATCGGGGCGTTCGTCACGCTGACGTTCTCGTCCGCCCATACGCCTTGGTTGTGTATCACGTCGCCGAACTGGTGCTTTATGGTCTTCACGTCGGGCCAGTCGTGGTCGATGCAGAAGTCTATACCGCGCACGAACTTCCTCACCATCTCGTCCTTCGAGGTGTTGTCCTCCCATTCGTTTGTCCACTGCTGGCAGAGGCCCAGTCCCATAGCCTCTGCCTTCATCTTGTCGGATAACTGTCTTTCTTTCATGTGGTTTCCTTTCTTATTTCACGTAAATCTTTGATGAGCCGTTGCTTACCTTGCGGGTCCAAGTCACTATCTCGTCTATGCGGTCGTTACGCACCTGGGCGAGCGTCACGAGTTGGTTCATGGCTGCAAGCTGACTCTTCTGTATCTCGCTCATCGCAGGGAGGAGCGACACGTTCGTGGCTATTGCCTTGATATTCTCGCGGTTCACGCTCACATCCAGGCGGATGGCGTTCAGATATGCGGCAAAGAGGTCGGCGGTCTCTTCCGTCACACCCTTTATGGTGTTCGTGGTCGATGAACTGCCGCTCTCGGAGAAATCCCAGCCTCTGCGCTTCAGCTCCTCAAGGACAGCGGTGATGTTCGCCACGCTGTTCTCACCGGCTGAGTAGAGGTCGGAGGCGAGCTGTGTCACGTCATACTCGTCCAGCCTGCCCATCTTCTCTATCTGCTGTGTCAGGAAGTCGAGGGGCTTCTGAAGGGCCTGCTCCATTATCTTCTGCGAGATGATGTTCTTCGTGAGGTCCTTCACCATTTCCTTCGCCTTTTTCTTGTAGGCGTCGATGGCGTCCTCGCCCTTTTCCCAAGCACTCACCACGGCGTCTGTCAGTTGGCTTGCCCAGCTCTTCACGTCCACGCCGTACAGCTCCTTGAGGAAGTTCTTGGCGGCGTTCTTTATAGAGCGTTCCATCTCCTCTATCTGTTGGTCGTAGTCGGCCAGCTTGTCCTTGTCAGTCTTCTTCTTGGCGTCCTCGTTGGCACGCTGACGCTGTAGCTGGTCTCGCTGTGCCATCAGGCCCGTCAGCTCTGCCTGATAGGCATTCGTCGGGTCAGCGAGGCTCTTCTGTGCTGCCTCGTACGTCTCCTTGCTGTAGGCGCTCGGATTGATGCCGGCGATGCGCATGATGTTGCTCTTCTCGCCATTCTCGTAGCTGCTGACTATCTTGTTCATCTTCGCCGTCGTCTTCGCGTCCATACGGTAGTTGTAGATGCCGCCCAAGCTGTCCTCGATGGCGTTCTTGATGGTGGTCTGCATGTTCTCAAGGGCTTTCAGCTCGCGCTCCGCCAGCTTTATCTGACGCTCCTTCTTAGCGTCATGGGCCTTGGCGAAGGCGGTTATCGGACCGGTTATGATGCTTGCCACACCGCTCACCGTGCCGCCGATGTCACCGCTCTTCACGGCGTTGAAGGTTTTCGAGATGCCGCCCGTGATAGATCCCAGCGACGACATCGCTGCCTGTGCGTCCTGCCATCCGTCACTCTCGGTGTCTATGCCGAGAGCGTCTGCCATGTCCTTGACTTGGTTGAATGCGTCGCTTATGCCGTTGGCGATATTGGCTATCTCGCCCAGGGCGCTGCCTATGTTCTCGAAGCGCTTCTTCAGCGTCATACCTTCTTCTACCAGCTTCTTGCCGGTTCTGATAAGGTCTTCACCGGTCATCTTGAGCTTCAGTCCTTCCGCCACAAGGCCGATGTCACCCTTTATCCTGCCCTCACGGATCTTCTCCTCACCAGCCGCCACACTGGTCGCGCCCATTGAGATTTTCGCGTTGCCTTCTTCCATCTTACGCTCGGCTATGCCGACGATACCGCCGTTGAAGAAGCCTTTTCTGCGCTCGCTCAGCTTGCGCAGCTGCTCGTCTATCTGCTGTATCTGCTTTGCATACTCTCTTGCGTCGATGCTGCCGTCTCTCAGGGCCGTGTTAAGATGCTGACGTATCTCTGACGCCACCTCACGTGCCTTCATCTCTCCCATCTCCGTTATCGCACCGAAGAAGTTCAGGTAGTCCTGGCTCTGCTTGAACTGAGCGTCCATTACCTGTCCTTTCTCCTTGTCACGCATCTGGCGGAAACGCTCGGCAGTGGAGGTGTCACCGCGTCTGTCAGCCTGCTTTATGCTCTCGCCCCACTTCGCGTCCACGGCAAGCAGCTTCTCCTCCCAAGTCGCCGTCTCCTTGATGGCGTCAGCGGCTTTCTCGAGGTAACCCGTATAGTTGTTTCTGACGAGGTCGGTTATCTTCTTCCATAGGTTATAGGCGTCGGTGTTGTCCTCCAATGCCTTCTTGGCTGTGGCGTCGGTAGCGTCCAGCAGACCGTCTATCTTCTTGCCGGTCATTTCCTCGAACATCTGGGCCATACCGCGGGTCTGGTCATCCCACATCATGCCGTCTCTGAAGGCGAGCGAGGCGAAGTCCTCGTCGCCGGTCTTCTCCATCAGCGCCTTATGGAGGTCTGCCTGACGGATGCCTCTCTCTAATATCTCTGCAAAGTCAGCTGCCAGTCGGTCTGCCTCGGGCTTCAGCATCTCGGAGTATTTCCATTCGCTTCTCTCCCTATGCAGCGCGGTAATGGCTTTCTTTCTCTCCGTGGTGGTAGCCTTCAGCGCCCCCTCTAACTTCTCCAGGCTCTCCAGATATTTGTCGAAGCTAAGGTCGCCCACCTCAGGGAACAGCCCTCTGACCATATCGTCAGCCTTCTTGGCTCCCCAGTTGGGAAGTCCCTTATACTTCTGATACATCTGACGGGCAGACTTAAACGCATTAAGACGCTCCTCCCAAGCCTTCAGCACCTTATCTTCCTTGTCACCCTTACCCTTAGGCACCTTGTTGCTCTTCTTGTCCTCAGGGATGAATCTGTAGCCGAAGCCTTGGGCTACGGCATTCCACATATCATTGTAGTCTTTCCTTGCCTTGGCTATCTCGGCTTTTGTAGCGCCGCCTCGTTCTCTTGAGCGCACCTCGTTAGCGAGGTCTTGCAGGGCTGTATGGGCATTATTCTTGGTCTTATACCATGAGCCTTCCTCAATGAAGCTCGACACAAGGTCATACTTTCTTTGGTCAAGCCCTAAGTTCTCGTACACCCTCTGCTGCATCGAGGTCTTGCCGGTCACCTGATTAGGCTTCTTGCCAGAGTCGAACTTGAAGTCTGTAAGTTCTTCAAGCTTCTTTCTTATCTGGGGTATGAGCCAGTCCGCCTCGCTCATTATCTGAAGGAGCATGTTCTTGAAGCGGGCTGGGTTCTCCTTGCACCAGCGCTTGAAGTCCTTGCCATAAAGACCAAAGTCTTTCTGCATTGACTTGATTATTCGCGGAACATCATCCTCGGCTATCTGGTTTATGTCCGAAGTCACGTCTCCTGCTCTCTTGCCGATCCTGTAGATGGAGAAGCCGATGCTCTTGTTCCATTTTATCATCCTTGCTTGGAACGTACCCCATTTTCTGCCGCCCTCTTCTGAGAGGATGCGGATCTTCTCTTCAAGGGTCTTGCTCGCATCAGCAGGCTTCAGCAGGGAGTTGGCCACGCTCTCCATCTTGGCTCGCGTGCGTGAGTCCAAGGCGGAAAGCTGGCGTTGGTAAGCGTCTGACGACTCCTTCATGTCCTGAAGGTTCTTCTCAAGGGAGTCGTTGAAAGGATTGCCTGCGCCGGTCCAGCCGCCAGTCGCACCAAGGGCGTTTGCGATAACCTCGGCATCACCCGAAGCCATGTTCTTGGCTCCTTCCACGCCCTTGCGCAGTATCTCATACTGCTCGTTGAGGTCTTTCGCCTTCTTTATCTGCTCGTCGATGGTCTTAGTATAGGCATTGCTGCTTTCGAGCACCTTTTTCATCTGCTCTATCTGCTTTCTCAGCTCCGCGTCGTTCGAAGCCTTCTTTGCGTCGAGAACATCATAGTAGCCCTTCATCCAGTCCGAGTTCGGGTCTTGCAGGCTCTTCGTCTTCTCCTCGATGGCGCTCAGCTCGCCGTAGATGCTTGACGCTATCTGCACGATGCCGCCGATGGCAAGACCCCACCAGCCGCCGATAAGGTTGAATACGCTGCTGAAGCCGCTCTTCAGTTTTGTGCCGGCCATGTTCATTACTGCTGCCGTTCTGCCGCCGTTGAGGATTATCTGCTCCTGTCGGGCGGTTATCTGGCCCATGATGGCAAGCTGTCTTACAAGCTCCTTCGACACAAGGCCCTCCTTCACGGCTTTCTGCATCTGAATCACAGACATCTTACCCTCAAGGGCAAGACGGCTCATGGCAGCAGAACGGGAGCTGGCATCTGCAAGCATATATGCTCTCTTCTGCACATTCTGAGTCGCTATCTGCTGTGTTATCTTGCCTTCGAGCACCAGCTGCTGCTGTTCGATGGCGTAAGAACGGAGTTGCAGCCTTGTCTTATCGCCAAGATTCTTTTCCAGAGGATTCAGAGACGCAAAACCAGTGAGCTTCTTCAAGGCGAACACGCTCATAAACGAGAGCATCGCGGGTGTCAGCTTGTCCATAGCCAGCACAAGGTCGGTGACGCGGTCTATGAAGAACATGAAGACGCCGCCGACGACGTTCTTGCCGTCAGCAAACTTGCTGAGCATTATCTCCCAAGCGTCTATCAGCTTGTTCCATCGTCCGAGGAGCGTCTCGCTCAGAACAAGCTGCATATTGTAGAACTGACCGCCCTCGTCGGTCATCTTCCACAGCACCTTCTGAACGTCCTCAAAGCTCACCTGACGCTTGCTTATCATCTCCTTGACGTCACGCTCGGTATAATCCTTACGGTTGTTCTTACCCTCACTGTTGTAAAGCTCGGTAATGCGTGCAAGGAGCGGAAGACCTGCATAGGCAAACTGTCTAAGCTCCTTGCCGTCAAGCCATGAACGGGCCTTCACCTGTCCGTAGGCAAGACCAAGGCGCTCGAAGCTGACACCCAGTCCTGAAGCGATATCAGCAAGGCGCTTCGCTGTATTATAGAGGTCGTCCGCCTCCACACCGAACGCTGCCAACTGCTTCACGTCTCGGTTAAGCTCGCCGAACTTGAAGGGAGAACGGAGTGCCAGTTGCTGTGTCTGCTCGAACAGCTCGTCAGCTTTCGCCGCATCTCCCAAGATAGAACGCAAGGCGATGTGCTGCTGAGCTATCTCACCGCCGGTCTTCACTACAGAGTCAAAGAACTGCTTCGCACCATAGACAATGCCGCCCTGCAAAAGCAGCGACTTTACATCATCAAGAACGCCGCGCATATTACCAGCCTCCGCGTTTGCCCCAGCAAAAGCAGCCGCCAAGTCCCCCCTCACCTTAGCAGCTGTCCGCGCCACCTCCTGCTGGTGTGCCCGCTCCAGCTCAATGCTCTTCTCCTTCTCGCGGTTCGTCTTCTCCACCTCACCAATCAGTCTGCTGTAAGTGCCAGACAATTGGTTTGCCGCCTGCACCTCACGTCCATTGCCGAGATTGCCAACACGCCCAAGGAAGCTCGTATCGCCCATACTCAGACCTAACTGGATGTTCCTCAATCCGATCAGCTGGGTCTTCAGATGTTCTATCTTTGCATTAGCTTCGCTCGTATCTATACCGAGCATCTTGGCGGTGAATCGCTTCTCCTGCAAGTTATGCAGAGCACGCTCGACAGACTGTATTCTCGCACGTGTCACCTCAAGCTGGTTCTGTCTCTGCTTCTCTGCCTGCGCAAGTTCCCTTGCAGCCTGTGCCTCCCTGCGCTTCTCGTCAGCTCTTCGCTTCGCATCGTCACTTTCCGCTTTTCTGTTCGCCTTTTCCTGAGCCGCGTTCAGCTCTTTCTGCGCCGCTGTGGCGTTTGTCAGGTTTTCCTTCAGACGGTTCACCTGCGCCGCATACCACTCGTATGCCGGTCTGTCTCCTTTGCCCATCATGGAGACAACGGTATTCTCAATCGTCTTCTTAAACTTCGCAGCCTCGCCCAAAGCCTTGCCAAGCGCAGCGGTATTCACACCAAGCTCCAGTCCGCGCATACCCACACGCTCGCCCTTGCCAATGCCCAATCCCATCGAAGCATACAGTCGCGACATCTTGGCTGTGTCCGATGCTATGCGTCTCTGTTCTGCCTCCGACCGTCTGCGTGCTTTGTCTTTCGCATCCTTCGCCGCCTTATCGTCTGCCTTCCTCTTAGCCTCTTGCAGCTCCATATACCGCTTGGTATAGTCCGAGAGTGCCTGCAAGTCGCGCTCCCTTTCCTGCTGCGCTGCCTTATGCTCGTTCGATATCTCCTGGTTTACAGCCCTCTCAACCTCAACCGTCTTACCCCTCTCTCTCCTATACGCGCTCTCCGCCACTGTTGCCTTCGTCATCTCCACGAGTACGTCAGAGATAAGGTTTCTCATCTGCGATGCGTCCGTCAGCATTGTCGGATTCAGCTTCGCTGCGTTAAGACGTGCCATAATTTTGTCAAGCTCCGTGATGCTGCCGCCAAGCATACCCGTCATAAAGCCCTTCCGTGTTCCTTCCGCCATAAGGTCACGAAGTCGCGCCAGCTTCTCCGTCACACGCGCAAGATCCGTCTCCACCTTCGCTGCACCACCGCTGAACAGCGAAAGCGGATTATCCTTTTTAAACGTAGCCACGATGTCCTGCACATCCTTCTTCGCCACATCAAGCAGCTTCTTGAAGCTGCCAAGTACGTTGCTGTCATCCACGCCACCGCTTTGGAGAAGACGTGTCATCTCCGCCCTAAACCCTTCCAGCGACTTCTTGGCGTTGTCCAGACTCTTCGTGTCCACGTTCGGGTTAAGCGCCTTGGTATTGTCAAGCTTCTTTTCCTGACCGATGATGTCCTGAAGCAGCTTTATATAGTCAAGGGCATTCGATATCTTCGTTCGCCATTGTGAGACATCCGCCTCCTTGCCTTCTTGTTTCGCGAGAACCGCCAGTTCTGCATTAGCCTTTCTGAGAGCCGCCGCAGTTTCTTTGAGTCCTTTGGCTTTTAACAGCGTCCCCGTAAACGCGTTGCTGTCTTCAAGATTTTTGAGTATCTTGGCTATGCCGGATATCTCCTTTGAGTTCTTGACGATATACGCATTCGCCTCTCTGAATACCCTCGCAAAGTTATTCCCGTTGATGCCTTCAAGCGCCTTGACAAGACTCTCTCCCTCCCGCTTAGCTTTTTGCGTAGCCTCGTCCACGCCCCTCATACCCTTGGTTATCTTCTCGATGGCCTTGCTCATCTCGTCCCTAATCCCAAGACTCAACCACAAACTACCAATATTTCCGTCTGCCATAACATCCTTACATTATCCTATTCTAAAAAACAATCCTTCTCACTCTCCTCATAACGGCGCCAGCCCCCCCCAAAAAAGCGAGGAGCAGCAGCCACTTTCAGCCCACTGCTCCTCGCCCCCATTCCTGTCCTTAGCCCTTCCTACGCTGCCGCAGGCGCCTTTGTAAGCCAAGCAACGCTCTTCAAACCAGCGCCCTCAACAGAACCACTGAACTTGAATGCAACAGGCTTGGTTCCTGTCTCATCCCACTGCATAGTTGCATAGAGCGAGAGGTTTGTGATGACCATCAGGTTCTCCTTTGTCTCATCTACGATACAGATAGTACCGGTCATCTTAAACTTCTTTGTCTCCAATGCAGTACCGGTATAACCCGTTGTAACGTCAAGAGCTGCATCGCCAGAACCCTTGATGGTAAACTTGGTAATTTCGCTGACAGCTTCCTCGCCGAACATTGCAGAGAGCAAGTCCTTGGCTTTGGAAGGAACAACCAACTCTACGTTAAAGTCACCAAGCTCTGCGGTGGTCGCCCAATCGCCGCCAAGACCGATTACCTTATAGTGATTGACAGTCGGGTCTTCCATCGTTGCCTTCAGTGAATCCACCTCCACGGGAAGCTCCAACTCCGGGGTAAACTCGATTGTCCCCTTCGACAGGTCTATCAGACTCTTTGAGAACAAGATAGACTTAGGACCTACAAATCGGTCTTTAAGCTCAAGAATTTTCTTCATTGCCATAATCCTTAAATTTTTTTAAATAGTAAATTATCCCAAAAACATTCATTCTCATAATATCCAGCCGGCAAGCAGCCTATCATAAGCTTCTCACCTCGTCCTCAGCTGTCCCTGCACTATCGTCACCGAAAAACCGTCACCGTCGTCCGTTTGCAGCGTAACGCGCGGTTTCATTACGATGATGTTCTTCGTCGATATCGGAAACTTTTTCATTACCGCACTGACCTTCTCGGACACCGCAGCCACGTCAAACGCCCCCGGATTCTTAGCCGACACCTTGTTCCTGACATATATCTCTATCTGGGCCGTAGTAGTATAGTCATTGAACGTCCCCTCACTGTTCATCTCATTGTTAAGAATCACAGAAGGAAATACCACCACGATATAGCTGCCCGGCCTGTCACTCACAGCCTTAGGACGGTCATGGGCATAAACCCTGTCGCAAACACCCTTAACGGCATTACCGACGTCATAGTACATATCTTTAATGTTCATGCCTTACGTATATTTTGTGAACTTCGATACGGATTTTACGTGATCCACAACCTTCACCCTTATGGCGCAGTTCGCAATGGCTATAGCCATATCATCCCTTGCTGCACTCATCATGTTGTGTATGTGGTTCAGGGCGTCATACTGGGCATATTCCACAGGGCAGATACACAACATCTGCCATCTCGCACGGCTCTTGGGAGTCATGGAATGTATTCTCGCCCTTCCTAACGTCGGACCATACTGACCTCCGTGTCCTTCAGTTCCGACATATCTGCCAAGCGAGTCGGCGTCAGAGCCGTCATAGTATTTGTCGAGAGGATAAGCCTGCCCCTTTCTCAGCGTACGCATCGTCGGGTTCTTGCCCTCGGTAGTGACAATGTCTATGAGTTCGCGGTCTTCGTATATGCCTATGGTAAAGGAACGATACGCATTACCCGTAATATTCCTCATACCAGCCGCCTGCATATAGTCCTCAACACTCGCACAAATCTCACGTGCCGCCCGATGCAGCAGGTCCTTCATGGTTTTGCTCGCTATAATCATAAGCTTAGAACTTACAGTAGCTCTGAATTGCTCACCCAAAGAATCTCTCTTAGCCATACAATCCTCCTCCTTTTTCCTTCCTTCAAACGGCGCAAGCCTCCAGAATAGCCTATAGCCGCTATAGCCGCCTATCATAAGCTATCCCTGCCTTCTCACACCCTCCTCAGACTCCAGTACACCACGGTCCTGTTATTATCTCCCTCGCAGTCCTTCACCATGCCTTCCTCGGTATGGCTCCCGACCCTCACTCTTATCGTGTCGCCGTCAAGAGGAAAGCCACCCTCCTTCCAGTCGTCGAACCTCATTGGTATCGAAGCCTTTCTCTTGTTCTCGTCCACGTTCTTGTCACCGGTCGTCGTTGTGTCCGTAAAGCTCCTGCCTTTGCCGTCGTAGAGCACCACCTCCTCGTCGTTCACGGGAGCGTCGTCGTCAGCGAACGGATTGTCCTCGTCGCCCTTTCCAGGCACAAGCCTCACTATCGTGACCCTGTGAGGATAGCGTGGGTTGTTGATGATTCCTGTCTCCATGATGCTGCGTTATCTGATTATGTGAGGAACGGGCATCCCGCATCCGTCACGGGACGCACGCTTCACGCCGTGAGAAGTCATACGGAAGGTCGATTTGCGCTTGAACACCGAACTCTTGTCCAGCTCCTCGTAGATGGCGTTAGCCTCCGCCTTCAAGGCAGCGACGTCCGCCGAGGACAGTTCATATCCTCCCTCCGTATGACTCCAGTTATTGTCGGCATCAGAGGTGTTGTTCACCTTGCTCGCACCAAGGACATACCATTTCAGCATGTCGGCATAAGCCAGCCGAACCTTATCCTTTTCGCAGGAAAGATATTCCATACCGCCGTCCAGCTCCCTGTCCACTAAGATGGACAGCAGAGCCGCACGGGGTATACCGAACCTCACCTTGTTGATAAGGTAGTCAGCCACCGAAAGAAAACCATTCTCCGAAGCCATAATCATTCTCTCAAGTTACGTTAAACCATCTAACCCTTCTTTGTGATGTCGATAATCCAACGATAGGGGAAATCCAGCATTGCAGGGACCGAAGCCAAGAAAAGGTCTGTCTTAAATTCCTTGAACATACCGTTGGCGGTTGTCATGTTACGGAGCAGACCAAGACCGTCGTTGGTGGTAGCCCAAGCCACCTCCACGAGCTTGTTGCCAAGAGCTTCGAAGATGCGCTTGTCCTGAATCTCCTTGCGCATAAACTTGAAGCACTTGCCCGCAGGACGAAGCACCACAGTGCCGTTTGCCCAACCGTGAATCACCTCTACCGAACCGTCGAAGCGCATGTTCTGCTCCTGCTCGTCCACAATCTCAATGAGAGAGAGACCTTTGAGGTCCGCAACGGACTTCAGGAACATCTCGCGGTTCGGACCGTAGTTCTGCAAGTAAGCCACGTAGTTCGCTTTAGCCCAGCTCTGCCAAAGTTCGGTCACCTGCTTGTTCTTCAAGAACACGTTGTAGAAGTCGTCCTTGGTCATCTGCCATACAAGGGGGAAGTCCTTGTACTGAATATACTCCTTACGCCAGTCCTCCTCCATCTTGCGCATCTGCTCCAAGATGTCGCAGTTCGCGTCGTTCCAGGCAAGAGTGCCGGCCTTCTTGAAGTTCTCCTTCGGCACGTTAGCGTCGTAGAGAGGCTCCTGAATGCCGCGCGAAATCTTGTCATAGTCAATCTGAGCCGTTGAAGCAGCACGAGCCGTCAGGAACGTCATGGTTGAGTCAAGGGAGTCAGTCAGGTCCTGAACCTTGTCCAAGTATGCGTCCACGACGTCAGCGTCGTTGCCGAACTCGTCCTGCAAGAGCTTCTGCTTGTGATAGCGCTCCATAGCGGTCTCACGGAAACCGTCTGCCGCAAAGTCGGGGATGGAAGCCGTATACCACTTGAAGCCTGTCTTGTCCTTCTGGTGACCCTCAGCCAACGGAGCACGAAGGCTCATAAGGGTGGCAGGGGTAAGGTCGCGGGAGCGGACCTTGAAGGTCGCATCACCATTACTGGTGGTAGGAGTGAGATTGGGGTCAATGTCACCCTGGGTCTTATACCAGCCGTAGTTGCAGCGGAGAACACCCTCCTTGTTCAGAAACTTCTGAAGGTACTCGTTGTTACCGCGACCGGAGAAGAACTTCGCAAGCTGCGCAATGCCAATATCTATTTTTGCCATATCCTAAAACAATCTTTTTACGTTAAACGAATAGTGTTAAATGTGCCAGAACTCCGGGTACAGCGATTTGTTCATCGCCTTCACGGCAGGAGGAACGGGTCCCATACGGTCGAGCCACATCACGCAGTCTGGATTCAGCATGCAGAAGTTGATGTTGGTACGAGGCTGGTGAAATTTGTCGCCGCCAGCGCTGTAGTAGGGGAAGTCGTTGTCACAAGGAGCAAAGCAGTTCGGGTTGGTCACCATCGGAAGGACGCTTGCGCCCGCCTTCTCTGCCTCCACCAGTACAGTGCCCGCAGTCAAAGCGCCGAGAGTCTCGCTGAGGGTCACCTTCCATACGTCGCCGGCTGTCGCGTCGGTGGTTGCCTCCACCGCGGTCACGGTCACGCCCTTCGCCTTGGTCGCGAAGTCCTTCTGAGCCACCATAAGGGTGTCGCCCACGAAGGGGATGTGCACGAAACCGTTGCGAACGATGTAGATGTCAACGTCTGTTGATGCTCCAGTGGCCTTGCCCACCTCGTAGGTCTTCAGCACCTTGATGGTAGCGCCAGGACCGTCGTTGCCCTTGGTGAAGCCGAGGTCATGCTCGATAAGGTCGCCAGCGTAAATCTTTGCGGGACCCTTGAACGGATTCACAAGCTTGCCACCGATAGGTGGATGCACGAAGGCGTTCTTGATAAGTGCCTCAAGACCGGCAAACACGTATCGGGTGCCGCCTACCTCACCCTCTGTCTGGATGATGGTCGCACCGTGGTTAAGCATACCACGCGTAGCCATCTGGTCCATGTACGAAATTGAAGTGTTGTCCATAATCTTTTTACCTTGATTTTTTGTTGTTATCCTGTTACTTCTTGGCCGAGTCGTCATTGCTATCGCCGAAACGTTTCTTGCGACGGGCGGCTACCTCTTCCATAAACTTGTCATCGTCACCGCCTCCGCCAGGGCTGCTGGTGTGATTCTTGCTGGGGATGCCCTTCTCGCCGGTCGCTTCCTTGAAGTCGGCGGTATAGATCTTCTCGGCCTCGGACACCAGATCGTCGATGTCGGCATCTTTGTCTGGTATCTCTAATTTCGAAAGCGAGGTCTTCAAGAAGAAGCCGTTAAGCTCCAGTCCGGCCTTGTCGAACTTTTCCTTCAGTCCTGCCTTCACTGACTCGAGAGTCGCCTTCCTTGCGGCCTCCTTGTCACGTTCTGCGCTGGCTTTTTCCAAGGCTTCCACCTTGGCGAGCAACTTGGCGATTCTGTCGTCGTCTCCGCCGTCATCATCGTCATCGTCATTCTCCTTGGCGCGATTACGCTTACGCTTGCGCTCCTCCTCTTCCTTCTTCTTGCGCTCGGCTTCCTCTCTGCTCTTCTTCAGCTCGTCAGCTATGTTCTTGTGCAGATTCTTGTCCATGCGCTTGAGTCGGTTTGCCAACTTGGTAACGATTCTGTCATTCTCGTCATCATCGTCACCCATCTCACCAAGAACGTCATTAAGCTCGTCGTCAATGCTCTTCTTGCTGAGTGTGGTAAACTTAGAAGTGTCCTCCTTCTTGTTCACCAATTCCAATAGTTCCTCTATCGTCATTCTGATTTGTGTTTATGTAAAGTGAGTCCTTCACCTTACTAATTGCATAAATATACATTTTATATCGCAAAAATACGCATAAATATACATCTATCCAAGAAAAATCCATTATTTTTGCATAAACATACATAAAATATTAAACAAAGCCCCATAAACGCCCCATTATCAACAGGATAACATGACAAAACTCTCACCATACCGCCTACGCGACGGCTCTCCTGTATACACCCAGGAGTACATACAGTCTCTCCGAGACGCAGACAAACGCCACCCCGACCGGCTCAAAATCATAGACCAACGGGGAGGACAGGAGCGTATGCTCGCCATCGACGCAGACATCAAAATCGTTGGAGGCTCCCGCGGCGGTCCTCTTCTTGTCGATACAAAAGTTGTCACTCCCTTTGGCTATCGCCGTATTGGCGACCTGAAACAGGGCGACATTATTAGCGGCACCGATGGAGGCATGCAGCGTGTCGTATATCGCAAAGACCACGGCAAACTTCCAGCTTACAAACTAAGGTTTGTCGATGGTTCAGAAGTTATTGCCTCCTACGACCATCTATGGAACGTCCGTAAAACTTGCTATCGCAGCAAGAAGCGCATCATTAACGGATTGTCTATCAATGACGATTATCGGGTATGGACAACGCAGATGATTGTCGAACATCTCACAAAACAAAAGAATGGAGAGATAAAGAACAGCAAACTGCTTGTTCCATTGTGCGAGCCTATCAAATTCACTCGCTCATGGGGCAACCGTCATTACAAGCCTTCATCGTCTCCTTATGTCATTGGAGCAATCCTTGGCGATGGATGTATCACAGATAATATCAAGAATGGCAGCTACGATGCAACGCTATGCTGTGCAGACGAAGGTATCGTGAAAGAGTTTGAGAGCGCTGGCATTGACATGACCAACTATGCGCAAAAACAAGGCAGTATAGCTTGTGATTACAGAATCAAGGATGACAGATTACGTAATGACCTTGAGGGTTTAAAGCTCTATGGCTGCGACGCTTTCAATAAGTCGGTTCCCGATTTCTATAAGTTTGGCTCTATAGAGACAAGATGGGCTATCCTTCAAGGACTTATGGATACCGATGGTACTGTGGACAAGCGTGGACATTGTGCGTTTGCGACAGTAAGTGAGCAGCTTGCCAAAGACGTTAAGTTTTTGGTAAACAGCCTTGGAGGTCTTGCCACTATAAATAAGCACGAGAACCACTATACCAAGAATGGAGAGCGTATAGAGGCAAGCGATTATTATGATATTTACATCAGAATTAATCAGTCAGAACGTTTATTCCGTCTTCCACGTAAGAAGGCGCTTTGTACCGAGTACAATGGCGGCGTAAGCGAGCTTGGCAGAAGAATTATAGACTTTGAGTACGTTGGAGAACAAGAGTGTTGCTGCATCGCTGTAAACAATACAAACTCTTTGTTTATGGTCAACGATTTCATCGTCACCCACAACTCCAAGTCCTTCTCGTCCCTTATGGAAGTCCTCAAGGACATCAAGAACCCAGACTTCCATGCCACGATACTACGAAAGGAGAAAGACGACCTTCAGTCCCTAATCTCCGATTCCTACAAGCTCTTCTCCCAGTTCGGCACATACAACAAGTCCCAGAACGACATGACGTGGAACTTCAACAGCGGAGGATGGCTCAAGTTCTCGTATTTCGAAGGAGCACTAAAGGATTTCGAGGAGCGTTTCCGAGGTCGTCAGTATGCCTATATCTGTGTCGATGAGGGTACACAGATACCGTTCAAGAAATTCAAGTTCCTCATAAAGACCAACCGTAACGCATCACAAATCCGAAACCGCTTCTGGATAACCTGTAACCCCGACCCCGAGTCATGGGTACGCAAGTTCATCGACTGGTGGGTGGACGAAGACGGCTACATCATACCGGAGCGTGACGGAGTCATACGCTACTGCTTCATGGACGGAGACACACCCGACTCTATCTACTGGGGAGACACACGCGAGGAGGTCTACGAGCAGTGCCGTGGCATCATCGACAAACTCTGGAAACCCAGCTACGAAGAACTTGGCTATTCCAAGCTCGAGATGTTCATCAAGTCAGCCACCTTCATACGTGCCGACGTGTCCGAAAACATCAAGCTCATCTCCACCGACGTGTCTTATCTCGCCAACCTTGCGCAGCAGGACGAGGAACAGCGAATGCGTGACCTCGAAGCCAACTGGAACTGGAAGGCGGCTGGAGACGACATGATAAAGATGGACGACCTCGAAGCCATCTTCGACAACGCCGAACAGACCGACGACGGCATCAGACGGGCTTCTGCCGACATCGCTTTCACGGGAGGTGACAATTTCGTGATGTGGCTATGGGTAGGATGGCACTGCAAGGACCTTATCGTATTGCGACTCGATTCCAAGACACTCGTCTCCACCGTCGAGGCGAAGCTGCGCGAATGGGGAGTGGAGGAGTCCAATTTCACGTACGATATGCAGGGCATCGGACAGTACTTCAAGGGATTCTTCAAGGATGCCGTGCCCTTTAACAATCAGGCTGCACCATTGGCACAGTCACGAAAGGAGGAAGACGGCATCAAATACCTCTACAAGGACCTCAAGTCGCAGTGCGCGTGGCTCTTCTACAAGATGGTAAAGGAACGGCGCATATCCATAGACGCCTCGCTGCTTGAGCGCAAGTATTCGGGAGACGGATTCGAAAAGTGGACGCTGCGCCAGATCCTACAGAAGGAGCGAAAGATGCTCAGACGCGACGAGAACAGCAGCGACCGGGGATTCAAGCTACTGCCGAAGAAGCTTGCAAAGAGATACGTAGGACACTCGCCCGACTTCTTCGAATCTTGGTTCTACAGGATGATTTTCAGCTTAACAAAGAAAAAACACAATAAGGTAAAAGGATTATGGAGATTTTAAAGGTAAGAGAGATTCTTGTCAAGAAGCCGTTCTTCGAGATTACGCCGGAGGGATACAAGAAGCACGGAGCGTGGACAACCAACATCAGAGAAGACGCAACGCCTAATATGCCGGAAGACTCTGTCTATCGCAACATAAAGACACAGGCTGACTTCCTGCGTGAGTTCTACCCCACAGGACACCGCATCTTCGACACCAAGGAATATCCCGATATATGGAAGCAGGACCCCGACACTGGCAAGTGGTATCAGCAGCCCATCACAAGAACGGCGTTCGCTTTCCAGCAGCTCATCCACACGAAGCACGTGCTCCATCTTACGGGCAACGACGTGCAGTTCGAGCTTGCTGACAGCGGCGATGACAACAGGGAGGAGGCTGACAAGGCCCAGAAACACCTCAATGTATTCAAGAAGGGATGGCTCATGCACGATATGGAAATACGTTTCTTCGAGGCCATCAGCGCATACATGAAGGTGGCTGACTGTGCCATCGTGGGATATTTCGACGAGAACGGAAAGTTCGGAACACGAACGCTATCATACGACCGCGGCGACAGACTCTATCCGCAGTTCGATTCACTCACCGGAGACATCCTGTGCTTCGCAAGACGTTTCAGCGACTTTGACGACGAGGGCAACGAGATAACGGAATGGGTAGAGGTGTGGGACAAGACCAAGTTCTATCGTTTCAAGCGAAGCGTAGCGCAAGGCAAGACACAGAAGGTCATCACGTATGTAGCCAAGTTCTTCGGCATCGACGGATATAATCTCGTAGAGGAGAAACCGCACGGATTCCCGTTCGTGCCAGTGGCTTACGCACGTAACGAGGACGGACCCTGTTGGTTCATGGTGCAACACAACATCGAGGACTACGAGGAAGCCTTCTCTTATCTCTGCGAGAACAACAAGGCATACGCATTCCCCATCTTCTATGTCAAGGGAGACGGAGATGACGTCAGCATCATAGGAGACGAGATGACCGGTGCCGTAAAGTCCATTGCGATGAACGATACAGACAGCGAGGCGGGATTCCTCAACGGAACGGATGCGTCCAACGCATTCGCCACACAGCTCAACAAGTCATACGACCTCATCTACGAGCTGTCATTCACCGTCAAGCCGCCAGAACTCAAGTCTGGCGACCTCCCAGGCGTAGCCATAAAGCTCCTCTATTCGCCAGCTCTTGAGATTGCCATGAACGACGCACAGAAGCTACAGCCGTTCCTCGACAAGCTCGTCACCATCTGCAAGTTCGGCATAGGCACGGAGGAGAATTATGTCGCCACAATGACAGGACTCCCCATCAACGCATGGATATCACCGTACACCCACGCCAACAAGACGGAGCTAATCACAAACCTCGCCACAGCCGTACAAAACCACTTCCTCTCCAAGCAGACAGCATCGGAACGCTGCCCCGACTTCCCGAAGAACGGAGAGTTCGAGCGCATTATGAGAGAGCAGAAGGAGGAAGACCAGCAAGACCTCCTCATGGATATGCAGCGTGCCGACAACGAAACCGAGAACGCCATAGAACAGCAGGAAGCCACCGCCCGTATCAACAAACAGCAAAGTGGTTCCGACGTCAACACAGGAGGAGGAAGAAAGGCAGGACGCCCCAACCGGTCAGGAAAAGACTGGGACGAGAACAATAATTACCCCGGCAGGAACAATTGGGACGCCTACAATCGTAAACACTAAAAAGAGGCTTTCTTAATTCCCAACACTATGTCAGCAGAATACGCCACACTTCGCTCCAAGGCGCAGCTCGCCTGCGAGTCACGCATCACAAAGCTCCTCTTCTCTGCCGCCAAGCAAATCACGCAGGCGGCAGGGAAGTACCGTCGCGGAAACGTCCTCTCCAACGAGCAGGCGCTTCTCCGCGAAGCCCAGACCATCACCTCAAAGCTCGCGGATGGCATCGAACGCCAGATCCATGACTACGCCGTAGCCGCCACCACACACCTCAACGTCTCCTCGAAAGAGGTAGAGAGCTTCCTAACGTCGGAATATTACGGCAAGACATCGGCGCAGCGAACCGCCATATACCTCCATAACTTCGCCGAGGACATCGTAAGAATGTCCAAGGCAGGCATTATGATGGGCTACACCGACACGCAGCTCCTCTCATCCGTCCGCACCGGCTACAAGAATCCCTACCTCGCCTCTGTCATCACGAAGGCAAGAACAAAGGACATCAGCATAGCCACACCGTCCTACGGCAAAGGCATCTTCCATTCAGCCTTCCAGAACATAACAAGGAACGCCCGCCAGATGGTAGCCGTAGCATGGGGAATAGCAGAACAGCAGTACGGAAAGGAGTCAGGAGCCATAGGCTTCACAGTCCATAGAGGCAGTTCATATCCCTGTCCAATTTGCGATGACGAAACCGCCTACGTCCATCACTTCGGCGACCCCTTCCCACCGTTCCACACCAACTGCGTGTGCCTCATAAAATTCATTTACAACAAAGATTAAATAGCCACACACTATGTCAGATTACACACTCTCAGTAGCCGTCCACTCTCTCAAGAAGAAGTACGGCATGTCAGACCCCGCTTACCTCATCTACGCCGACCTGCGGGCAGTAGGATGGTCGCAGCACGATGCTTGGGCAGTAGCCTTCAACGGCAAAGGACTTACCTGGCCGAAAGCAGAACTCCAAAAGGAAATAGCAAAGCTCGAAGCCCTCGACTCAGTACAGACACGCATTGCTGAATTGCAAGGCAGGAATGCCCCAAAGACCGAGGAAATAACAGCCGAGGAGCTTACCAAGGAAACCTCCAAGGAGTCCATCCTGCGAAAGCTCGTAGCAGCAGAGCAGAAAGCCACGAAAGGCTCACCCGACTGGCTCAAGATAGTCTCCCTTATCGCAGACTACAACAAGATCAAGCAGGACGAGATAGACACCGAGTCCAACACCGTCCATTTCCACCTCCCGGTCCAATACCCCAACCGCTGCGAGGAATGCCTCATCTTCCAAAACGGAATGGCAACAGCGCAAAAGAAAAAGAAATAGTTAACCAGTGTTAATGCAAGCTGCCACTCAAGGTAATAATAAAATAATATCGTATTTTTGCAATGGATGTTTCGTATAAGTGATTATTTACATGTTATTTTGACAAAAAAGCGACTACCAGTGATGGTAGCCGCTTTTCTTTTGCCCTTAGTCCTTCTCTGCAAAGAACCCGATTCCTCTCGAGTCGCCCACGTCCTCAGGAAACTTCTTCCCCGCAACAAGCTCAAGCGTCTTGTTAAACATATCAGCAATAAGCTCGTCATTAAACGTGGGAAGTACCCCCACAGGCGGCAGATTCTTAGTCTCTGCCACCTCCATTATCACACGCAGCCCAAGTTCAAGAGCCGCCTTGTCCTCCACAACCTCAACAAACTTCTCAATCATATTACATCCTTAATAAAAGTTAACAATAAATATCACAAGCCTCCCTTCAAATACTCACCGAGGTTCACCTTCTTTCCCACTAAGCTACCCTCTTTCTGCTTCTTCCTCTGCCAGTCATCCCAAAGCTTGTCCATCTCTTCCGCCGTATGCTTCTTGCTACCGTCGGCGTTCTGGGCTTCACCCTTCGGGTACACCACAAGAGGCTGGTCGGCCACCATCAGCCCAATCTGAGCCGCCGTATAGCCCCACCAGTAGTCGTAAGCCCTTATACCGAACTTACGCTCAAAGAGGAAGCCGAACTTCTCGGCTAACGAGTAGGCTGCTCCCCAGCTTGTTCGGCTTGGATAGCTTTTACTTCCTCCTTTGTCATCGCCATCATCACGTCCGTCATCCCGGTCGCTAATATGGTAAGCAGAGAGCACGCTGTCGATGGAATTTTTTTTTTCGCCACATCCACCACACGAAGTATCTCCACCGCATTCACATCCTTCACATAATACAGCCAGCGCCAAAGCAGCGCATAACGCAGACGTATCTTCCAGATGTTGTTAAGCAGCACCAAGGCACAAAGCTTGCAGTTGCGCTTCGCCTCGTTCTTCTCCTTCATCACCACATGCGTAAACCGTCGCACCGTGCCATTGCTAAGCCACCCTATCTTCCTCTTCTTACCGAGAAATACCACATCTGTGCTCTCAGCAGCCATCACATCATCCAGAATCTTCTGAATATCCAAAGAAGGCTGCTCTATCTTCTCCTTCTCTTCCATTTCTTCTTAATGTTTATCTTATCATTTCACATCCTCCTTGATAAACCCTACTTCCTCACCATAGTCCTTACCTGTCATCTCGGATATGATGAAGTGCTGTCTAAGGTCAGCCTCTGTCACGCCATACACCTCATAAGCAATACACTTCGGGGTCTTCTTCTTCACAAAGTGGCAGTCGTCCCACAACACCCTGCTGAACTTGTTGCTCGAAGGAATGTCATTGTCGTCGAGGTTATTGTCGTTACAGAACTGCACGAAGCTCTCATAGAGCAACGACACAGGAATCCTCAGACCAATCTCGTTCGACACACGGCGCTGGTGTTTGATGTCGTAAGCCATCAGCCAGGAAAGCACCGGCTGACTCTTCAGATAAGCCATGATACGATGCTTCTTCGAACCCTCTGCCTCAGGGAATCTGAAGTGACGCTCTCTGAGCTTCCTCTCGCCCTCAAGCAGCCAGTTGAATACACCCGAAAGCTCCTTGTTGATAATCTTCGAAGCTAATTCAGGGTCCTGCTTCTCCTTAGGCACGGTCACCTCAAAGTTCACATACTGCAAGCGGCGTATCATGCCCAACGACGTGTCGTTGCTCTCTGGCTCACTGTTAAGACTGAAGATAAGGTAAGGCACAGAACGCGACTCAAACACGTCCTCGCCAAGCTTTCTGTAAGTAATAGGCTCGCCGCTCACAAGACGCTTGAACATACCCGTGTTCTTCTTGCCGAACTTGCGGACGTCAGAATCGCTCGACCAGTTGAAGATGGCGTTACGGATAGGATAGCGACCGCGCATGCCCTCGTCACCGTCGGCGGTCAGGTCGGCATAGTCCATCTTCGATATGCGGTCAGGACCGAACAGCGCACACATCACCTCGAAGATGACGCTCTTGCCGTTAGCACCCGAACCGATCATCATCAGACACAGCTCTATCTTGTTCACCACCTTGCCGTCATACACGTTAAAGGCATCGCCACGCTGGACAAGACCAAGACCGAGGAACATCTGGAGGATGTCACGTGAGTCCTTGTCAGGAAGCACGTCCATAAGGAAGCGGTTCCACAACGGGCACTTCGCCTTAGGGTCAAAGTCGTATGGATGATAGTACGTCACGTGATAATGCGGAGAGAACGGCATCGCCTCGGGCTTCGTCTTGCGGGATAAGGTGAAGTCCACAACGCCGTTTCTGAACGCCACGATGTCAAACTGAGGAACAAGAGTGTTGTAGTTCTTTATCGTCGCGATGAATATCTCCTTGCGAAGGCTCGTACGGTTCATCACCGGCGCCACACAGAGCTTCTCCAAAAGCAGCTGATACGCCTGTTCGACGATGCTCACATCCACCACCTCGTATATCCTGCCATCGAACATATAGAACGCAAAGGCAAAATACTTCACAGGGCAGTTCTTTGCCAGCTCGCGTATGTTACGGCAGAAACGAGCCAACATGTCGTTATACTTAGCGCTGTTCGTATTGCCCCAGTCGCCACGAAGAGCCTGAAACTCATACTTGTCGTCCATGCTCATCGTGAGAAGCTGCGAGAACAGCATGTCGATATACTCGCCGCTACTCTTTGCCATCTACGTCCTCCTTTCCGCTTCCGCACTCCTTCTCCTCCGCATCTACGGCCTTCTCTCCGCTACGCTTCAGATACTCCGTCAGAGCCTTGCACTTGTCTGCCTGATACTGCTCGTCCCCCACCACGGAGGTGTCCATATACATGCTCGTAAACACTAACTTCGAGTTCTCGCCGTCAACGCCGGTCACTCTCCAGTCTCCACGCCCGTCCTTCTTCACGTCAAGCGCCTCGATGGCGTCATAGGCAGTAGTGCCAAGCATAAACTCCACAGCCCAGTCACCGCCGATAGTCTCCACGCGGATATAGGGAAGTCCCGAACGGCTCAGCTTCTTACACATCTCCTTATTCGTCCCGTTCATTTCACGGAGCCGAGCCATCTCCTTCTTACTCAAAGTCTTAACCTTCTTCATAATCAGGAAATTACCCGAATAAACCTTCTTACCAAAATCAATCATAACAACAATCCTTTATAACATTTAACAATAATTAATCATCATCAAGCAACCCTTACAGCCCCAATCTCCTGCCATACTCCGCTATCAGCAGCGCATCGCACGTATCAAGCGTCACCTTTCTGCCGAGCTTCGGAAACAGCTGCTGAGCCTTAGCCTTCAGCAGATTCTTCCATTCTCTCTTCGTGAACTTCCCAGAACTGCCCATCTGGAACGTCTTCTCCCACTTGTTTGGAGTAACGTCCTCAGTAGGAATCTCCAACGCCAGAAGCGCCATCTGAAGATGTCCGAAACCCTTACCGAAGTTAAACATCGCATGGGCGCCATTACCCGGCATACCGCCGACCCTCTCCAACACGCAGGCGCTATCGTCCTTATAACGACGAAGAAAGTCCAGCAAGTCACGAGCCGTCCCCGGCATCTTCGCCACCTCTACAACCGACCCGTCTGCCGAAAGCACAGCAATGCCCCCATGCACCCCAGGGTCAATCCCTATATATCTCTTCTCCATACGTAATATTTATTTTTATAGTTATCTTATTCCTTTTTTTGTAAGCTTTTGTAAGCGATTTCCAGCTTTTGTAAGCGATTCCCAGCTTTTGTAAGCGATTCCCAGCTTTTGTAAGCGATTCCCAGCTTTTGTAAGCGATTCCCAGCGGTCGTTAGCCTCTAGCCCCGCTAGAGCTGCTAGCCCCGCCTATCCCCCCCAAGAGCCTCAGCTTCCTCCCAGAACTCGCAAGCCTCATCATCACCTCTCGCAAACTCCTCCTTCTCGCCTCTCCAACAGGCAGGAGGACTGTCAGCGTCCTCCTCCCGAAACATAACACAGTCCCTGCACTTCATCAGCTTCCCTTCTCCTCTAAGCATTCCTCTTTCGCCTTCTGCGCAGCCCCTACCAACAGGTCAAAGAAAGCGAACAGCACCCTCTCCTGGTCAAGCCCCGCCAACCGTGACACATACGCCACAGTAACACCCGCGAAGTCCGCGATAGCCGATAATATCTCGTCGCCAGGCATCTCCCCGTCCGTCTCGTTAAACACCTCCACGAACTTGTCATAAAGAGCCATACGCTCCTTGCTATAGTCCTTTTTTCTTGCCATATCTCAACTATTTATTATGTAATCTACCTATATGATACATAGAGCAAACCTTACACAGGTAGCAAGTATACCCCATCGCTTTCAACTTCGGATTTTGATTCAGAAACTCCCAAGCCTCATCCTCCGTATCATACCCCACCTTCTGCTTCCAAGAACTGCCCTTGCGAGTCTAATGGCGAGGGTCAGGACGGAAAGTGGAAAACGGAGCCTTGTTGTGATATCTGTCTTTGTTCATATCCATTAAATACCCACTCAGTCGGTATCGAATTTTAGTTTCATCTGCTGGAACTTCTCGGCATACCATTGTTTGTATGACTTGCCCGAAATCCACCAGTCGTAGATATTCTCCGCTATTTCGTTCTCTTGCTCCTCCGTCAAGCGGTCAGAAGAGGAGCTGGATGAAAACCCGATGCTGCGATAGCCCATACACCTCTGTTCTGTCGCCCAGTTGTCGTTTGTTCGCATCCATTGTTTGCAGATACGGAATGTCGGCATAGCCACTCCTCGTATTCTCTCTTTAAGACCCACCCGTTTCGGATAGCTTTAATCGCCTTAATCCAGTTTCGTTTTACATGCGGATAACGAGCGTATTCTATCATCTTTTGCTTGTGTGAACTCATGGGACAGCCTATGCAGCCTATGCGATGCCAACCCTCATCGTAGAGCGAGCAATGCGGCACTTTCACTACGTTATTTAAGAACTCCCATACGTCTTTTTCCGTCCAATAGATAATGGGCGAAATCAGCAGGCTTTCCTTGCCGTGGATGCAACCTAAAATCTGTTCTTCATCAGCATTTGTGATGTTCACGCCTTGCTCCTTGGATTTACGGCGAGCACGTTTAGCCTTCAGCTCCTGTCGGTATTCGTCCAATCCGTCAAGGTCGCCACTAAACTTACGGTTGTTTATTTCCACCTCATTGCGTTTTGCTCGGCGTGCGCTCTCTGCCTTGCGGATGCCGATTAGCGTCACCTTACCAGCACCTGCCGTTTCCTTGTATTCAGCGCAACACCAACGCACACGCATAGTGGGCAGAATCTGCTTTTCTACGGCAATCTGAAAGATGGATTTGCCAGGCTTTAGCAGTTCCACTTCGGGATAGTTCTTCTTCACGAAGCGTATCACTTCGGGTGGGTCAACGCTCGTAAGATTCATGTGGCCACGGAATTTCACGCCAGCCAACTGCGCCATGTGGAAAAGAGCCTGAGAGTCCTTTCCTCCACTAAACGCCAGATAATATCCGTTCTCGGCATCATAGTTCAGAGCTATCTTCTCTGCTTTTTGCAGCAGCCCCACCGAGTGAAGCATCTTCTTTCGCAGTCCTTCCGAAGCTCGCTCTAATGCTCCGGCAAGCGTAATTTTTAACTCCATATTTCACATTTCCATTCTTGATTAGCCCCATCCGGATTGAGCTAATTCCTATAGTTGTTACCTACAATCCACACGCTCAGTCCCACATTCAGCAGGAGCATGAGGAAGACGATGGTCCAGTACTGCACGTCGCTCAACTCCACCGACACATAATTGAAGTCAGAGAAGTCCTTGCGCTTCCATTCCTTCTGCACGATAGGCTCTATATAGGAGACAAAGGCGCAGAGGTCAAGACGATTACTCATAAACCAGTCACGGCTCTTCACGGCAAGCACCGGCGAGTCACACCAGGAGAAAGCGTCGCTCCACATCACGCGGTTGTTCCTGTCAAGCCCCACGCACACCACAAGCTCGTTCTTGTTGCCACCCTGCCAGTACGAGCGCTGCTTCTCCACAATGGATATCGGCTTGTCACGGAAGAACAGCAGATACAGACGAAACTGTTTCTGAGGTCCGTATCGCGCGTTCAAAACACGGACGGCACGCTCCTGACGGGCAGAAAACTTGGCACCGAGTATAGGGCATTGGTCGCGCAGCCATATCTCAGGGTAGTCATACAGCCCGATACGACGAGCCTCCTCCTTGCTGATATCCTCAAACTTGAACACCGATCGCGATGCCTTCACCTTGTTCTCGTATTCGTGCTCACGGGTCACAGGGTAGAGTGTAACGTCACGACCGTCCCAAGGATAATCGTAAGCGTCGCCGTCGCGCGTGTAATAGTCACGGTGCATGTCCACGAAGACAGGAGAAGCAGCCAGCCGCTCTCTCATAGCAGAGAAGACGTCACTTGAGCAGTCACGCTCACGTCCGGAATGGTCGGAATAAGCCCATTTCTCAGAATGCTCCTCTGTCACGTAGTAGGTCTCGGTATGAGTGTTGCCCTTTGAGTCAGTATAGGTTCGGGTGTGTGCGACAAGCTCGTTCCACGGCTCATAATAGCGTATCTTCGTGACATAACTGCCGAGAAACTCCGTATCACTCGACTCGGCACGCTTGAACGTCCACAGCAGACCTACACCGACAAGCAGAGACGGGACGATAAGCACAGCGTGCTCCCACCACGTCGTCTGCTCACGGAAGAATATCAGCAGGAAAGCCGACACGAAGAAAGGAAGGAGAAAGACAAGGACCTCCATAAGCCTACTTCTTATTGCCGAACAAATCCACGTCGTTGTCCTCGCCCTCAATCATCACCTCCTTCGAGCGCGACGACGAAATCACCTTATACTCTATAGGCATCGTGTTAGACACGAACCAACGCGCAGGATAAGTACGGGTGAGCGTCTCATGTTCACGGATGATGTCAAGCATACGCTCCTGGGCGGTCTGAAACTCCGTGCGCTGTCTCTCTATCGACTGCATGAGGTCACGATAGAGAGACACGTCGAAGTTAGGGTTGCTCTCCTTTATCCATTTCATCATCGTGCCCTTGTCGTTCTGGTAACGACCGGCAATGAGCTGCGGATAAATCTTCTCGAAAGTCCCCTTGTACTCGTCAGACACCTGAGCCTTCTGCTGGATGATCTTCCACATCTTGTCATGCACGCCCTCAATCTTGCCGCGCTGAGCCTCAGCCTGCTGACGAAGCGAAATCTCGCGGTTGTTGTAACTGAAATAACCCGCCACCAACGTACCGATGATGATGGCAAACACCAGCAAAGCCGATGCAAGGATAATGTTCTTAGTATTCATATTCTCTATAATTGATTAATGATTAAAATAAACTACCTTCAGCCTCCACATATCCGAGACGCTTCAGCATCTTGCGGATATAGTCCAAGCCACGCTGATACACGAGAGTCTTGATGTTGATCCTCGTCTCGCCGCTCGGAACCGTATACTTCTGCTCGATGGTCCTGAAATAACCGCAGTCTATGTATCTCTGGTAAGGCACGTTGCCGCCGTTGAGAATGCCCTGCTCACGCAAGATGCAGAACAGCTTGTTCCTGCCGACATTCTTGAAGTGCAGAGTGTTCGCGATAAGCTTCATCTCAATCGCAGTCTTGCTCTCAGCAACAGCATCAAAGAACTCCACCTTTGGCTGCTGCACCTCAAGCTGCTTCTGCTGAGCCTCTATCATCTCCTGCTGCTTGGCAGCAAGCATAAGAGCCTGAGCGAACGACTGAGGAACTCCGCTACTCTGGCGTATCTGCTGTTCCATGGCGTTAAAGGCATTAATATACTCCAGCTTGAAAGCCAAAGCCTTCGCTCCAGTAAAGCCCATAGCCAACAGAGTAAAGCCGTCCCTGTTCATCACATACACCGGGATTTTCTTAACACCGCCGCCAACAGGCATAGGCTGTTCCACCTCAGCAAGGGCAAACATCTTCGCAAGTTGCTGACTATCAACGAAAGCCGAATTTTCGTCTCTCGTACAAAGAATACTTCTGATAGCTTCAAGGACGTGCTTATGCTCCTTGCCAAACTTCTCCGCAACAATCGCACTCGTTGTCAGCGCCTGATTGTCGCTACTCCTAAATACTATTCCTTCCATTAATCTAAGGTTTAAATAATTCCACAATAAACCTCCCATCTCTTCACAACCGCATAGCAGCCATGCCACAAAATGCAAAAGTTAAAAACTTTAACATTCAAACCACACCAGACTATCCAGCAAGACTATTGCACAGCAAAAGACAAATAGCTAACTTTGTCCCCGCAATAAGACCTATCACCATACGTCATAAGACCTACCGGCAAGCCTTTTTACATTGTTCACGCAAAGCCGTTCCAAGCTATGCAGTTCCCAACAAGACTTATGCAGCATCCGATGCAGCTTTTTCCCCCTATATGTCGGGTAGGTGCAGCTATTCTGCTTAAATCCCTATACCCTACATACACGCACACACAAAGATACGTAATAATAATCCTTCAATACTGCACTATACCGATAAAACAACATAATTTGCTGCATAATTCCCTCCATACGATGCAAGATAAGCTGCATCATTACAAAACGCATCATAACAATGTTCCCGACACCCGACCATACGACCCCAACCAAAACCCCGAAACCCAATATGTATATATATGCAGGTTAACAGTCGTTCACAGTCATTCACAATGAATTAACACCAAGTATTAATATTCACTATTTATGCACCATCAAAAGACCAAAAAGACAAATATAAGGTGTTAATTGTCAGTAAGTTAGAAAAAAAAGAAAAAATTTTCAGGTGAAGTGACTACAAAGCGCCAAGCGTCCGCTGTCGGGGGGGGTGGGGGTCATTTTGTCCATATTATATGGTATAATATTTGTTAAAACGCCAATTTGTAATAATTTCAATGTTTCACGCTCCGTCATATTATTATTTTTTGTAACTCATTGATTTACAACACATTACATCATTATATTATTTTCTCTGACTGAATATTTATTCATATTGTAATGTTCCACGAAAGTTAAACTTTTCTAACAACTGCCACTTTGTCACTGACAATTAAGGTATTTTAAGTTAATTTTGTCACTTTGTCAGTCTTTATACATATAATGTATATTTATACACCACAAAAATCCCGTAATACATTGATATATAGTAAGTTATCTATTTATTAAAATTGTTAATTCATCTGTCAGTCGTACACTTTTTGCTATATAGTATAGTAGTAGAAGTGTTACCTGTCGTATTGTCCCACGGCATAGCACGGATAAAACAGGGACACAGTATTAACCCAACAAAAATTCAGACATGGGAAAGATTTTTAATAACAGCGTTAAGGACGCTAAGGAAGAGAACACGAAACAGGGCGCACAGCGTATGACAGCGGCGGAGCGTGACACGCTTGCCCGCAAACTTGAGGGCGAGACGTACGGCGATAACCGTTCTGAGATGTGCAAACTAATTGCACGTGCGGAGGTGTCAGCAGCAGAGGACATTGGAAGTGTTTACGCTGACTATGTAGTAAAGCACACTATTGCAGAATTACACAGTTTTCAGAATCGTTACTACCACTTTTGCAATAACGACATTGTTAATATAGATGGCGTTTTGGTTGACGTTGTTTCTTTTAAGCCTGTCGTTAAATGCGGTAAGCGTTGGCGTTTTGAGGAGGAGGACAAAGCCCTTAAAAGAGAGGCCGCAAAGGTAGTCCGCCGCCTGTGGTTAGGTAGACAAGCAACCGACGGATTCACTTTCGTCCCGTCACAGGCTGAAAAAAACGGTATAAAGGTATTAGAGAAAAAGCCCGTTACTGATTTACACAGCGCCTTTATGTCAATGCAACGTTCCGTAACAGCGCTTGACTGGAATAGGATTCAACAGGCCGCAAAGGAGCGCAAAGAGGAGGAGGAACGCACAAATGAACTTGACACACTTCGTGCAAAAGTATTGAGCGGCAAAGCAACAAAGGAGGAATTAATAAGATTTGCCACATTGGCAAAGTAACCACTAATTAAGGCTGACAAAGGCCCTATATACTAATATATAGTATGTAGGGCCTTTTTCGTACCCTTTGGTAACGTGCCACCACCGCCACCACCGCCAACGGTGGAGCGCTTAAACCGACTCCCTGTAAGTCTCAAGTAACAGGCACGGAATTTTTCCGTGACGGGTGAGAGAGCGTTTTTATTGGTTTTCACGTTTGAAAATCTCAGTTGCAGTACCGCATTGGTGAAGGGCTGTAGTTTTGCACTTAGCGAGTCACAACAAAATCTTTTATTGATTGAATATCAACGAATTAAGTATTTAAAAGAATGTAACTGCTAACGATTTAGAAACGAGCTATATTCTTTTTCTTTCACAACTTTGCAATA